AACATGCCATTCACCGCCATCTTGTAAATACAAATGACTGGCAGATGTATAAGCTTCAAATCCTGTGCTAGACAGTTCAGCTCGCAAGCAACCATTGGCATCATTTGTCCAAATTGTTCCTGCTCCGCCTGAATTGTTGTCATTTGCCCAGGCCAGCGTTGAGCCACTTGCGGGCCATTTGAGTACTTGACCAGTTGTGCCCAAGGAGTTGGGCAATGCAAATGCAGGTAACACCAGGATGCCGTGTTCGTCAACTTGTACGGTGAATTCATTGTTCTGTATGCTGTTGGTGCCAACTGCTCCGCCTGCCGAGTGTCCAACCCATTTGATGCCGTCCCAAATATAAGTTGTGCCCAGATCACTAGTATACTGTGTGCCTACTGTAGGATTTGGTGGAAAGTTTAATGCAGCCATTTTTGTTTGTCCTTATTCTTGTATTTACCGTTTATGTTAATCGTAGTAGTTCTGAAAGATATAGCTCTGTCCATTGGGGGTTGTGTTCACAGTATCTCCCACGCATTGTCCTTGTACCAACCATGTTCCTACACCATCAAATGCCACGGCTTTGAACTTAATATAACTGCCAGCCTTGGCATGATGCTGTCCCAGAAACAGATAGTTTGCATCTGCTACCCCTGCGGTGGCAGTGTGTAATCTTCCTTGGGTGCTGTTGTCCACTCCCACAAATAACGAACCCACAAACTGATCAGTTGTGCCCCTGCTGCCAGTGTAGAATGCCTGTATGTAGATCTGCCCCGAATCCCCAGAGAAATAAAACTCAAATTCCATACCCAGTGAGTTTACAGTTATCTGGGGCAATCTAAATAGGCTATTACCGCCCGCAACGGTGATCAATTTGCCTTCGTCATGTGCTATAGTCAACTGCTGGAAAGCACCCGATGGATAGGTATCACCTATACGAGTTTTTAATACACTGATGTTAGAAACAGAATCTCTTATATCGCCACCAGCGGGTAACGTTAGATTACCAGTGTTGCCAAAGATCCAATCGCCTGCGTCGGTGCTGATCACTACAGCACTATTGGCGTCGGTTGCACTAACAACCAATGGTGCTCCATTTGCGGAATTTGTAGATTTAGGTATAGTAATAGAACTGTAACTTTCACCGCCAGGCGAGAGAACTATGTCGTAGCCGTCCAGGCCGCCTGCGTCGTTGGTGGTGTTTATAAAGGCACTGGCGCTGGGAACATCAACATCAAATATAAACTTGCCAAGATCCATAGTCGTGGGGCTAGCGTCAATCCAAGCACCGTTATAGTAAACATACAATCTACCAGTTTCACTATCATACCATAATGCACCTATATTGCTGATATTTGGCGGTGCAGTATCAACCCAAGCATCACTGGTTGGGCCTGCATTGGCTTCAAATCCTGCTATGGTTTCATTGAGTGCATTGATATTGGCATTGATTGTGTTGACTGTGCCAGTGACTGAGGTTTCAAATGTGCCTATGTTGGCGTCTAATACAACAATATGAGTTTCTACCGCAGCAACATTGCTTTCTAGGCTATTAACAACAGCAGCAAGATTTGCGACATTAGCGTTTAATAATAAATCACCCGAAGGGCTAGCATCTATCCATGTGCCATCATAGTATATGTACAATCTACCACCAACATCATCATACCATAATGCACTGGGATTGGGTGTACTTGGTGGTATAGAGCTACTAATAGTAGCACTGTTAGCCAAGATATTCGCAAATGCTAGGAAGCCTTTTTGCGAATTCATTAAATGTCCGCCTTGTGTCGCTCCATCATGCACACGAACTGAGTTTAAATCTGTGTCTACTGTGACTTCGCCGGCTGGCCCGGTGTATATACTGCTTACGGCAGTATTTCCACGCTTTAATAATACTGTTCTGACATTTATATTTGCTACGCTCATAGTGTTATTTCTCCGCCGTCAACCACACTGTTATCAACTGCTGGGCTTGGTTCTACAACTGAATAGTATGCTGGCAATATTTCTAAATCTATTGGAGCTTGATAATTATCATCAACATATAGTGGACCTTCTTCATTGGTGTCTAGTTTGATTGTTTTGAAAGTCAATTTATAAAATCTTTGTTCTAAACTGTTTAAAGTTACTTTGTCCAACATCAATGTACCTTGACCAGCTACTGCATCAAAGAAAGTCACAGCATAACTGTTCACAGTGACTTTGTTCACTGGGTCTTGTATATCTGCTTGTATAGCATAACCTGTGAGATTTACTTTTTTTTGATCTTGATTCTTTACTATAACTTGTATGGGGTTATTGACTCCCTGGTAAACTTTAAGTGGTCTGCTGTACACGATGCGATTCCTTACAGTAAATATTGTCGTGTCCAAAATTTGGACCTCAATTGTATTGGCATATAAATATAGTTTCAATGTTTGCATATTTGTATATCTTTTGTATATTTAGCTAGAACCGTGGAAGAAATAAAACAGCTTTTAGAAAAATATCCCTATCTTACGTATTTGATATACGGCGGAAACGAATACGTGGGTATAATTCAGAATTGTGATGAGCAAATCACTACAATTTATGATTTTGGTAGTCTGAAAACTACTGACCAGAAACAAAGATTCTTGAACCTAGGGGAAGTATGGTGGTGGGAAAGTAATCGAATCATTCCAATCAATGTATTTCTTAAAAATGATTGGTTTGATTTTAAATTTTGTGTTAAAACTATGAACAGCAAAGACGTATCAATCAAGATGGGGCCGCAGGTCAGTTTGAAAGATATGGCTGCTAAACGCAGCAAGCGTCGAAGTATAACTCTAGTCCGAAGAATGCCCTAATAGATTCATGTTTACCACTACAAGATGGCTGTACGCGATTGCATGCGACCGTTTGAAGTAATATGCGCTATCATTAGGTCTATCCCAAACAGTTTTAGCTACTTCTTTCCATGTCTCGCCTATTAGATGACGTTTTGCAGGTCTTATCACTGCTAAAAACATAGCCATTCGTGGTATTGAGTTTACAGCCTCAGGCATCTTGATCAATGTATCATAGTGCTGATTGATATGAATCAATTTACTACAAAATTCTGGATCATAAAGTTTATGCCACTGAGGTTCTTGCTTCATAAGCTTAACTAAATGCTGTTCATCTTTTATACGTGTATATAATCCAACATTTAAAAAATCTAGTTTGACATATCCCCGTTGTTCAGCAGATTGATAATCAATAGCAGCTATGTTAGTGACCGGATCTTTTGGAATAGATGTTACGTATATACCAGTGTTATGTTTGACAATCTTGTTGTCTCGCAGTATGCTGGCAGGTGTATGCTTGATCAGAGCAAGTGCTGCATCTCTTGATGCGAAATCAATGTCAATGTCTGATCGGAATGTAGTCAAAGCCATCTCCATAAAAACATATTAGCTAATTTCTGATGTTCTGGTCGAAATATGAACCAGATTCTCTGTAATCGGCTAGATACTCCCCAATCATAGTCTATAAATCTTGTTAACCCTTGCCCAAGGCACCACTTATGCATTTCTTGTCCATGTGAAAATGGACTTTTTCCCTTAGGGAATTTTATCTTTATCTTTACAGTATATATTTTACTCAACATCAAAGTCCTGCTGCACGTAATATTTCTTTGGCCCACTCAGTGTCCGTAAGGTAATCTTTGAACTTTCTCTGCCAATGATCTGGATCAATTATATGCATAATCAATCCTACTTGTTCTTCTGACAGATCACTGAGAAACTCTACACCACTATCACAGTTATACACTACCCAAGGACTAATACGTCCTGTAGTAATATGATGACAGATACGATTGTTATTACCATATCTAAAATAATCGACAAAGCCGTTTCTTAGATCTGGATGGTCGTCCGCATATTGCTGCATTTCTTTTAATGCACGCTCTAACGCATCTTGAACTGCTTCTTTTTTGAGATAACCAGGCAACCATTCTGTGTATAACTTGTCTGAACACCAATTATCTAACTTCTTGTTATTCTTGAGTATCCAGTCTAGAAATACAGAAAAGTTCACACAACGAATAGTCTGACAATAGCGACCAAATTTTACAAACGCATTATAATACGGACTATCTGCGAAATCTGCATAAGTCTTGGGATTAGTCGATCGTTGGGTTGTTGCATAAAATCTGAGGTATGCTTTGAAACCTAGTTGAACTCCTGTCTCATGCTCCTGCTGCCAACGACGCTTGCCTTCACACAAATGTGCAGCTAGTGTCTTTTCGCGTTTGAAGATCTTATCGCAATATTGGCACTTAAAATTCGTCTCGGATTCGCTTGTCATCCCATCCGTGTTTTCTTGCCATATCTTTAAGAGATTCTTTATCATTCAGTTGTGCCAATAAAGTTATGTCGTAGGGCTTAAGTTCAGGAAACAAAGTCTTGAGAAATTTCTCTGCTTTGTTATTATTTTCTCTTTTCTTAGCTGATATCCAGTTGTGTCGTTGTTTGCCCATGCCAGGACTAACTGTACTAGCTAACAACCATTGCATCTTCTTATGATCTCGTGTAGAGATGTCAAAGAAATTACGATTCAGCTTTTCATTTACGCTGATCAGATAGTAAGCCTGCAGTTCAACAGGACCTTCTACACAAGAACCCCATCTGATCATGAGATAGGGACTAAATTTCTTGCGCTCCTCATCCGTGAGGTCATCGTAAAATGCTCGATCCTTGAGATCGAAGCGCGTCATTTCATAGCCTATGCTGAGCTTATCTACACTGGATGCCACATTAGACTCCTGTCGTTTTCTTGGGCCTGTAGTTCAAAAAGCATTATAGCGCGATCAACAGCTTCTTGCAACGCTGGACTTCGATTACTCATCCGATAGATATCCATCCATGCAGCTTCACGATGAACTTCAGAAAGGGTCTGTTCGTAATTTTGATAATGTTCTTTTGCTAAAGGAGATACCTCTTTACCGTCTACCTTCATGTAGGTACAACTAGAACCATTCTGAAAATCAAATCTAGTTATCTCAGTTGTTTTGTTTATGATTGTCATATTCATATCCAAATTGTCTGTGTGCCCAAAGAGAAAAATGCTCTAGACCTTCTTTATTATCAGGAAATGATTCTGAATAAATCCTGATTAATCTACGTAACAATTCAAACACTTGTGTTTCTGAATAATTCATTTTATCACCATATTTTATTATAGTCTATTACTTCACTTTGCCGACTAATGTCTTTTACAAAAAAAGCACAGCGAGGCCCTTCGGCTTTTTCTTCCAATGGAACTGCTAGTAGCTGGCCAGGTTTGAGCTTAGGGAAATACCATTTTACATCTTGATAAATATCAATAATCTCTACTGAATAGAATTCAGGGCGAAAGCTACTGCGTGGATTATATGCAAATGCGCTAAATCCGCGATCATTGATCGAAGTCAAAGGCACTACTTCTAGATCTCCTACTTCACTCTCACCGATCAATAGCTGCCAATCCACTGGCATTTTGATAGTGTGTTCACCTATCTTTAGGACTAGTGCTGGGCTATTAAAGCTCTCCATAAAGATCAATGGTATATAAAAATAGTCAGGCTCCTTAGGATTGCTGTTGTCAAGTACGCAAAAGCTAAGTTCTTCTATTTCGTTGGGTATGTTGTCCATTTCATATGAACGATTAGGATCTAGGGTCAAAACTCTCATTGCCAATCTGCCTTTTCTATAGTGTATGGATACTGAGCTTCAGTATAATATTTTTTACGTTCTGTGAGATGTCTTTTGGCAAATTTGCAATTGCTAGTGATATCCCAAATCAATACGTTGTCTTTGTCAGCGGCTTTTCTAATACCGCGCCCAATAGATTGTATAACCCTAACAAAGCTCTTTCCGGGTTCCACAAGAACCAGATTAAAGATCCGAGGAATATTAATCCCCACAGCGGCCACACCGTAAGTCGCCACAATAACTTTGCTGTCGCTGATAGCAACTTCATCATACTCTGCTTTTCTATCTTTAGCTTTAGTAGATCCTGAGACAAATACTGCATCTGTTAACCTCTCTATTAATGCATTACCAGTTGCGATCCTATCGATCAATACCAATGTATTGCCTTTGTCCTTGATCTTGGTGATCATGCCGGCAATGTAATCTAGTCTGCCAGCATCCTCAGTGAGGAAACGCAGTTCGCTTTGATAATCTTTGTATTCTCGATGATCCATCAACTGAACGATATTTACATGACAGTTGGCTAGATGCCCAGATTCTTGTAGTTCAGCAGCACTGAGTTGTCCTACTACCTGTCCAATGCTGCAAAAGATACTGTGCCTAGCGTAATCTTCTTTTGGTAGTGTGCCAGTGAGTCCCCATCGAATAGGCACTCTCGGGAAAACTATGCTGAGCAGACTTTTCAATGCTTCAGCCTTGGCGACATGCACTTCATCAACCATCACACAGATTACGCCGTCAATGAATTCGCCAATAGGAATGTCTGCTTCCCCCTCTTTGCTGCCTTTCATGAGATTATTCAAACTTTGCCACGTACATATAGTATGCGTCCTACCAAACTCTTTTCGATCACCGAAAAACACACCTACATTCAAACCAAGATTAATGTAATCAGCTTCAGTTTGAGTGACCAAGCTCTTGTTGGGTACAATCACAATACTGCGGCCATACTTTTCGACACTTTTGCTTAGAGCAGCAGTCATGATTGTTTTGCCTGCGCCGGTAGCTACAATCTGTACACTCTGAGGATTGCTCAGAAAGTTGTTGATTATTCCTACCTGATAGTCACGGAATTTAATAGGTTTCCCTTGATCAACGTGACCTGATGGCCATGTACTGTCAGCAAACGTATCTTGATGAAACTCATCAAACTTGAAATCCGTGGTATAAGTACGCAGGTCCCTAAGATGAATATCATATCCTTCTTCAGCAATGATAGGCATAATTTCTGGCAGCAAATTAATATACGTGGTGCCGCTCAGTTGAAAGAAGCTTACCTTGCCATCCCATCTGCCCAATCGCACTGCTGGAGTATATCGAACTCCTGGAATTTCAAACTTGAACTTTTCAACCAGTCGCTTACGGGTCTTTAATTCTAGCCCGTCTATTTTACAGTTTATTTCATCATAAACGATTACGCTAGCTTGCAATGTTTTGCACCTTTCTTGGTTTATTCGTACTGTTTGTAGCATACACTTGGCTGACGTTGAACACAACTCGTTCGGCTCTTTGAAACATGATTTGTCTTTGACTGCCGAACGAAACAGCAGCTGCAGTGACCAAGATGGGAATAGAAGCAATGTCCAGCACTGGTTTAACTGCGTGAATATAACGAGTGTTTTCTGTGCGAGGATATTTATAATCTGTAGTAATGTTCAGCAAGTCTGACGAATAGCGTTGCTTTAGAAAGTCTGCCATATGCCCGTTAAGATCAGGCTCGTAGAAAACTGCGGGCCATCTTTCACATTGATCGATATAGTTAAGTACTTGTTCAAACTCATGCCATTGGCTAGGTCTGTTGGCATTTAACTTGAGTTCTCTGTTGCTTATCAAAAAATAAAAAGATGGGCCGTACTCAGCTACAATTGCATTTGATATATCGTCAGAGAGTGTGTAGCCTAAAATTGGTGAATAATCTACTAATTTCAAAAGATTTGATTCGTTAAATCCACCTAGATTTTTCTCTACATAATCGTATAGCTGAGTTGGACAATTTTGAATTAATAACTTATTTCCTTCAAACATTAATCGAATTTGATAATTTTGGTTTTCTACAGCCAATATTTGTTCAAATAACACATGCACTTCGGGGTCGATCTCAAATGGTTCAGAGTCGAATACAAAACCTTTAGCCCACGTATATAACCAATTCAAATTATATTCAGTTAGATCAGCTTTCCATACTCTTGCATCTTTGTCCCAAAAACAGCGGCCGCGACTTTCTTTACTGAACTTACGTAAGTCTTCGATTAATGAAGTACGATAAGGAAATTGAATCACCAACATATCATCTTGAATCTTTAAACAACGGCTGTAATCAATTTCACGAAGAGGCGTACGCCATTTAGGCGTTTTTACTGGTGATACGTCAATTCCCTTGGAAGACAATTGTCTTTCATATTTGAGTATAATTTTGCAGGCGAGTTCAGCTTGTCGAACAGTAAAAGCTGTGCTTGTTGCAATCTGATAAGCCATGTTTTCTATAACAGAAACATCATATCTGGCTAGACTAATGAGTTTGTAGTACTGTACGAATCCTGATCTATAGAAACCAGTTGCATCCTTATGGCCTGCAATAACTTCAATATAATCTTCTACAAAGGGAAACTGAATCATATGTTGTTTATTAAGAAAAAAAGAGCCCTAGGAAAAAATACCCTAGGGCTATTTAAAGTTTGCAATTCAGGAGCTAGAGAGAATTGCAAATACCTACTCGCATAATTGCTATGCGACATAGCATTCCGCTAAGCGGAATTCGGTTAAAATTCTATTGATTACGACAACAGCAATCTGTGTCACGGACGTATACCTTGCTCTGCACCGTTGATGCACATTGTGTGAAAGAAATTGCTGCCATCAAGTATAATTTCATATTTGAAATTCTCAGAACTCATCGAAAAGAACCTTTAATATTTATTCTAGCCTACAGTGTATTCAACTAAATTTATTCCGGCTTCTTTAATAGCTAGCTCGCACACAGGACAAGGCCTAGCTAATTTTGGATTACCCTTTGAGTCGTATCGTTCGATCTTGATCTTATAAGCATCGCCACTTTTGCACTTGACCAATGCACTGATTTCAGCGTGCAAGAACATTCGGTGAGGCATATTAGCACGAGCTGCATATCGAGCCTGAGTTGGATGAGTCTTGGTATAATGATTGCGTCCTATGCTCAAAATACGTCCTCGTCTATCGTAAACCGTCGCAATCAATTCTTGGCGTGTTTTCATTAGAATCCTTCAGAATGAAGAGGCAGTGTAATACAACACTGCCTCAGTTCAATCAAGCAGACTTCATGCAAGTAACACGAGCCATTTCTTTCCACTTCAGCGGAAAGGACTTGGCAAGGTCAGCAATCTTGACTGCCATACGCAGGCTCATTTCGCGCAGGTGTTCCTTGTTATCCGACATGAACTCAATGATGTCATTCTGCTGAACATCATTAAAGTTATAATCATCAAACAACACGCCATCAGTGGCGATCTGCTTGATACGCAGGATCTTGTCGCGCATGGTGTCCAGAGTAAGGTCGAGGTAGTGACAACGACTCTGAAGAGCTTCCAAATGATCCTTGAGCTTTTGACTCTTGAAGCTGTCGAACTTGAGGTTAGTGATAAACACCACCGACCCACGGAACTCAAAGCTGTCAGGAATGCCCTCACGACGCAGAGTGCTGGATTCAGCTAACCAGCTGATCTTACGTTTTTTGCCCGAGTCCAGCGCACCCTTCAGAAGGTTCAGCGAAACGTCATCCATCAGAATGCTATCGCAGTCATCGAATACCACCATGCAGTTCGTATCGCTGAACTTGTACAAGGTCTGATACAAGCCGATAGGGGTCGCTGAGCCCTTGACCACTTCTGCACGCAAACGCTTGCCGCTGATTTGATCGAACAGACACGCCTTCTCAACAATTCGCTCCACACCAAAAGACTTACCGACTCCAGGAGGTCCACTGACGATAAGGGCACGGATATCACCGTTCACCGCAGCTTGCGTCATTTCATCGAGGATTTCAAATCGCGAACGAATCCGTGACATAACTTCTTCATCCGATTCCATCACAGCTTCAGCTACTGCTTTTCCAACTTGATTAGACTTCACAATTACCTCACCGTCGTTTACAAATTCATAGCTACGAATACCAGCCACCTTGATGCGAATAGCATCAGCTCGACCAGGAAACTGACCGTCATTTACTACGGTCACAAAACCACCCTTGCGGCCCGGCTGGTACTGCTTTACCAACTCAAACACCATGCCTGAACATTCAGCGTTACGATAATTGCCATTAATGATGCGGATGAAAGATTTCGACATATTTACTAGCTCCGTTCTTTGACGTTATGTGTGTATTTTACAGACTCAACCACCGTTTGTCAACCGTCTAGTGCCAACTAAAACTTGTGTAAAATCAATAACTTGTATTAAAACCACAAATCTTTTGTATTCAATGACTTACGAGCTAGCTTTAAGTAGGTATTGGCTCGACTGTGACGCATTTCGTCATCATCTAGTGCTGCCAGTGCATCAACCAACTGAGATTTGGGCATTCCGCACTCTGCGTAGCCTTCCATTAGCATGTTTAGATAACTGTTATCTGGATACGCATCCGGCTCGTTCTGCGCCATGTAATATATCCATGAATTGGACCTCAAACCAGCAGGATAATATCTACTCGGAGTTGGCACTAGCTTACGCTGGTAGTATCCAGGATACCCTTCGAGGATGTCCAAGCTAGCTAAATCCTCATCAGAGATTTGCCATAGTGCACACCAGACTGATGACCCGCGTTCATAAACTACGTCAGCGTGATAAGCAAACCGTAGTCTATAATCGGATAGTCTAACTGCATTAATAAAAACAGCATCAGGACAACGATAGCGCATGCTGTCGATGTTAGTGTTCATGCCGTAGCCCAAATATAAATGAGTTTTAGTATTCATTGTGTTATGGTAACACAATGAATACAATTTGTCAAGTTAAAAGTAAGTGATATTAGACCGAGGGAAATAGCATTCGTTCTGCACCAATGGCTTTATTTTGATTGTTTCAAGTACTGCAGATTTTCCTAAGCCCATCGCTAGGCTGTATACGAAATTTTGATTAGCCATCACTAAATCTGCGCCGTCTACAATATTGGCTAGTTCCAAAAAATCTCTGACTTGATAAAAAGGTATGTCTACGCCAGTGACAGCCAAGAAATCTTGATGTTCATCTACACTGCCTACGAATATACCATTCTTATCTAGTTGACCGCTGTGTGCCATTTCACGCCATACTGCGTCGCCGTTTGGGCAGCGATAACGAAAGGTTCTACTAACCACAATAGAACGAACTGTGTTAGCATCAGCTGTTAACCAGGTAGTTTGATAATCACTTTCGTCGAACGGCAGTCTAAATGCTAAGTGATATGCTTGCACGTAGTTGCCCTCAAATCCTCGAAACAAAGTACCACGAAATCGATCTAGATCAATATCAGGTTCTGTGTCACCTTGCTGCCAAGTTCCGGTCTCTAAAATATAGTCCTGTCGATCGAGCAACGGCTTTAGCCATTTGTAATCCTGCAGAGTAAAACGACCTTTATGTGCGGTCGCCACTTCATCTGGTCGATAACCATACTGACTCACACAGTTTTCAATGTTATTCAGCGCCACAAGAAATTTTCCTGGTTCCATTTTCTTTGCTAATGCTAATGAGTAGATCAGATCTCCTAAGGTACCTGAATGTCGATATGTTTTCATCAATCCCCCAAGGTTTTTAGTATAGCATCAGTGATCGCTTGAACATTCCAATTGGCAGTACAAGGAAATGTATCTTTGATACAGTTTAGTGCACGCACAGGTCTTAACTGATTATCATTACAACCGCGGCAGTCTTCTAATGTCTGGATAGCAGTACAATCACTGCCAAAATCTGATTGTCCTTTGCGATAAGGTAAAATAATCTCTGGCCGAAGATGCGTTAGCAAAGCAATAATGTGAGTCTTGCTGGCTGCTGCGCACCAATATGGACCTGAGTCGATTCCGACAAAACAACGAGAATGATCCATAAGATACTTCAATTGTTGCATGTTGTAGATATTTCTAGCATCAAAAATCAACGGATGATCTACATATAAATCAGATTCTGTACCTACACACACAATATTAAAATCAGTGCGTACAGCAAAGCATCTGCTGAATACTTCCAACCAAGTATCAGTACTGATATTCTTTGCTCCCCAATGCCAGTTTCTCATATGAACTACAATAAACTTATCGGCAAGCTCAGTAAGATCAGAATCCACTAAAACTTGATCTTCTGCAGTTGAAAACAGTTCTACTGAATGATCATGCAGATTATGTCCAAACGCTCGATAATGATAGTTTTCAACATAATGTTTAGTTGGATTCGTCTCATATGCATCATCTAGATTAATGTACATTTGATAATCATTGATATCTGGAGGACTATTCACATGCCACATATACCTGATATGCGGATTGTTGCGATAGACTTCCGGAACACCTGTTAAAACATCTATAATTGCGTTGTCTTTATAAGCATTCTTCAGTTCGCGAACTATGCTAGTACTCATAATTACGTCACCGACCGCAGCTTCTCGACGTAATAATATACTAATAGGTTTTTCTAATTTCACTGTATCTCCATCCTAGGAAAGTATTTCATAAATTTGTCATTGGGATTATTTCGTCGGCCACGAATTTGTCGTTTGATTTCCAAGAACAAATTCCATGCCAGTGGTATAAACAAGATCTTTTTATAATTGTAATCAGTTAAATAATCACTTGATACTATTTGTATGTCAACTCCTGGGCACCACTTATTTTGTTTCAACGGATTGTCATCGATGATCCAATCAATGTCCAGCTTGCCAGCAGTGATCAAGGTCATTCCTTTTGCTGCAGCACCATAGCCAATCACTGTATAACCCTGTACTCGATGTTCTGCAATTACTTGCTGAATATCTTGTAGAGTTTTATCAACTCCGCTAGCCCAATTGGTATATGTTGCTGCAGTTTGCAAGCCTTCATTTCTCTCTACATCTAGAATGTTGTCGAGATTATATTGATCACAACATTCGTGTGCCAATACAAAAATGTAACTTGTACCATGGATCGGTGTCTTGACCACATCGATCAAGCATAGTCCTGCACGTTCGGCTAGTCTTCGCATACTTTCAGCATTATAGAAACTGATGTGTTCGTGATAGATAGTATCAAATTCACCATTTTGAATCATTTCAGCCTGGCTAGTGCTGATAAACATCCTACCATTAGGTTTTAGATATTTCTTTACTAACTTCAAGTAACTCAAAGGATCTGGTATGTGAGCAAAAGCGTTTTGACTAGTGATAATATCAAAACGTTCATGCAATTTGTCAGCAGTGGTGGTGTTCCAGTATCCCAAAGTAACATTGTGATTTGTGCTGCTAACAGGAAAAATATTTTCTGCTGGGTCTACGCCATAAGTTTGAAATCCAAGTTCCTTAAATGCATCAAGCTGACTGCCATCATTGCATCCAATATCCAACACTGTCTCACCAGAGTAATCTAGCTTTTCTAAACAGAAGTTAGCATACCATTTCATATAGCGAAGATATGTCGCACTAGTACCAGATACATACAAATAATTCTTATAAAGAATATCAGGATTAACTACATGAGTGAGCTGTAAATGATTGCATGCAGTGCAACGATTTACAGTTAACGGATAACTGTTGTAGCTATCATCTTTGCTATTACGAAGATTATTAGCTGGAGCTTGAATGCCTAAATCTAACGTGAGACTGAGGTCATTATTGCCGCAGGCTACACATTCTTTTAACTTTACACAATCCATTTTAATTCCTTATTGCACCGCCATTTGGAGCGATAAAACCCTCTACGCCCAACAGTGGCACTTCGGTGACTAGTTCTGTCGGAAGAAATTTATACAGTACATGTTCAATATCAGCGTATCCGCCAACGGCTACTCGTTCTCCGATATAAGCTAGACTTTGATTGTAAACATCAATCACTGTAGGCGTATTAACAGCTGGCCAGGACCACAATCTAGCCATATACTGCAAGTCAATGCCAGTCAGTTTAAAAGGAAATTGACTTGAATGCTTTGGGCCGATCAAAATACGATCTTTTTTCTGTTCGTAAAGTTCTAGATTGAAATCATCATTCAACAAGTAACGACCACTCATTTTGTGGATTCGATCTACGTCTGAAAAGTCGCCGTCATCCCAGCATTGCTGTAAAACGCGAGCAAAGCACATTATCTCAGTAGTGTTCTTTACCACATCCCAATTATCGCTCTGATAGATAGCTTGAACATCAGGATCATCTGTGAAATCAAACATAATATCTGAAGCCACATCCAATGCGTCCGTCTGTGCTTGATTGAGTGGCACACCTGTGCATTCCATTAATATAATCTGGCAGCCAGGCACACGAGTTCGCAAACTGTTAATAGTAGCCAATGTTTGCTTTAGTCTATCAGTAGAATTGTATACGCCAAATTTGCTGTTGATGGCGCTAGTAACTATAAATGCGTGTTTTATTTTCGTAACCAACGTTCGTTCTCCAATGTCCAATGCACCATATCGCGGATGCGTTCGCTAAGTTTAATCTCTGGTTTCCAACCTAAGCTGGCTAGTAATCCACCGTCTAATGCATATCGTAGATCATGACCTGGACGACTGGTATGAAAATCAGTCATTTCATATATCAATTCTTTATCTTGAGCATCAGCAATCATCTGCGCCAGTGTAAGATTATCAATCTCCTCAGTGCCTACCAAATTAAACTTAGGACAATGAGCGCCACCAAAATCATTAGTATGCTTGTAATCTTCTAGATTAAGAATAAACATTAATCCCTCTGCAACATCTCGTGCGTGTATGTACATACGAGTACCTGCGACAGTACGTGTGGGGTCAGCATGAATAATTACCTTTTCTCCATCACGAACTTTTTGAATTGTAGCAGGAATGAACTTTTCAGGATGCTGTCGTTCACCAAACACGTTCATAGTGTGTGTGACGATTATAGGCATCTTATAAGTATTTTCATATGCTACACAGAATTCTTCTGCTGCTGCTTTGCTAGCACTATAGGGATTAGTGCTGTTATAGCGATCATATTCTTTATAGCTTACACCTCGTGGTGCTACACCAAAAATTTCATCGGTGCTGAAGTATACAAATTTCTCTAGGTTCGGCAAATGCTTACGAGCATAGTCTAGCGTATTCACTGTACCCACTACGTTGTCTTGGACAAACTCCATTGGATAAGTGATACTGCGATCAACATGACTGCCAGCAGCTAGATGTAATACAATATCAACGTGTCCGATGTCCTGTACAATTTGACTATTAATTTCAGCTTTTAAATCATGAAAGATGATACGTATGCGACGACTGACCATCACAGGGTCATGGTCAATTAACATATCATGTAGTCTATTCAAATTACCAGAAATATCTAGCCTATCTAGACTAACAATCTTCCAATCCGTATCTCTTAATATTTTATCTATAACATGGTGCGCGATAAATCCTGCGCCGCCAGTGATTAGGACAGTTTTTGACATAAATCCTCATATATAATCGAATGTCCAATATTTATTGTGACATACATGTCGAGCTAGATTATTGCAAGGCGTTAGATCTGTCAAGCGGTTTAATAACCGCTTGACTACTACCAGAACTAAGTATACAGTGATCAATCAATTATGAGTGTCAATTAATATGAAAGAAATTTTAGAACAAGTAAAGACTTACATAGAACAACAACAAAATGAAAAAGAATGGGTAGCAGGACGCGATTTCGTGAATTACGCCGGGCCTTATTTCAACTCTGATGAATATGTTGCAGCAGTTGAAAGCCTTTTGAAAGGCTGGTTAGTTTTAGGTACCGATGGTCTTAAATTTGAACGTAAATTTTCAAGGTTATTGGGGCATGCTAGCGGCGTTCTTACTAACAGTGGCAGTAGCAGCAATCTATTAATGATGGCAGCTTTGACTAGTAAGCGAGGATATAATCTTTTACCTGGAACAAAAGTTCTCACTCCGATTGCAGGATTTCCAACTACACTAAATCCTACCTTGCAAGTGGGCTTCACGCCAGTGTTTGTTGACATTGAATTGGACACGTTAAACCTGGACCTAGATCATGTTGAACGTATCCTTGCATTTAATTCTGACATTCGTGTGATAACATTCGCGCACGTACTTGGAAATCCACCTGCAATGGACAAGCTGATGGATCTAGTCCGCGCACATGATTTAATCTTGCTTGAAGATTGTTGTGATGCATTGGGCAGTACGTATGATAATAAACCATTGGGCAGTTTTGGCTTAATGTCTAGCTGTAGTTTTTATCCGGCCCATCACATGACAATGGGTGAGGGCGGCTTCGTTGCTACCAGCGATCACACATATGAGACTATTTTACGTAATCTTCGAGAATGGGGACGAGGCTGTTATTGTGCTGGGCCAGAAGCCAATAAGTTAAAATGTGGTACTTGCAAAGAACGATTTAAAAACTGGATTCCCACATTGCCTAATGAAATCTTTGACCACAAGTACGTGTATGATGAAATAGGTTTTAATCTTAAACCTGTTGAACTACAAGCTAGCATGGGCTTAGTTCAATTAAACAAACTCGATGAAATACATTCGTTACGTCGCAGAAATTATAGATTGTTATTTGATATCTATCAAAAATATGAACAGTTCTTTCATCTTCCCCGAGCGACAAGTAACAGTGATCCGAGTTGGTTTGCTTTTCCTCTTACTATCAGAAATGATGCACCGTTCACTCGTTCCGAACTTGTAGATTTCTTAGAAGAAAATCTGATTCAAACTCGCCCATATTTTGCTGGCAATATTATGTTGCAACCTGCGTACAGCCATCTGATGGATCCCGACAAGGCTAAAACAGGATTTCCCAATGCTACTTATGCAATGACTCACACGTTTTTCCATGGCACTAGTCCTGTAATCACACCTGGACAGATTGATTATATTAAGCATGTGGTAGATAAGTTTATAAAAGAACGTATTTAAATTCTATAAATATTCAACATTTGATTTTCGAGGTTTCATGTACGCTATAGCAACAATGCACGACAGTCAGTATAATGAACTGGCTTCAATCACCTATAATCAAAATAAAATACCGTATTGTCGAAAACATGGCTATAAATTGTTTGCCAAAGTAGATAAATTCAGCGAAGGAAAAAAAATTTATTTTGATAAGATGCGTCATATTTTAGATGTATTGCGTTCTAATCCTGATATTCAATGGCTATGGTGGCTAGATTGTGATGCTGTGATTACAAATTTTGATATAGCTTTAAGCCAGTGGTGCGACGATGATTTTCACATTATTATCTGTTTAGATAGATATAACCTGAATAATGGAAGTTTTTTTATTCGTAATAGCGCTGAAGCAATTGGTTATATTGAACATATTATACGATTAGAAGATCAGTATCTGGATACTGCATGGCCAGAACAACAACCAATGATTGATTTAATTGATCAATATTCAGAAATAATGAAATTTCATCCCCAAAGAGATTTCAATAGTTATGATTATGACTATTATTATAAAGATCACGGAAACACACATGATTGGGATCTATTCGGCTACAATGGAAATTGGAAAGAAGGCGATTTTGTATGTCACTATCCAGGAATAAAATACGAAGAAAAAATACGACTAGCAAATGATATAGTAAAAAAGGTAATAACATGACAATATTCACTGAAGCATTTCATCAGTTCAAGCATTGGGCAGAAGTGCGTCGTACAGAACTAACACCGATAATAGGTGAACGAGCAAATTATACGGTTTTATACGGTCCATATAAAGACATGATCATATGGCCTAAGTGGCTGTGGAGCGATGGTGATTATGTTAACAAACTCCTCGGCCTTTATGAAAACGAATTGTATCCTGCTATCGAATCAGAACTTGCAAAATCACCGGACCTGATCATAAATGTTGGCAGTGCAGAGGGCTTTCATGGACTCGGCTGTGCATTACGTACAAATGTCTGTACAATATTAATCGACACTGATGCAAACGTACTTGAGATCGCTAAGGAAAACAGTTTAATTAACAATCTTGATAACGTAGAATTCGATACCACCAGTTCAGCAGAACACATAAATTCTTTACTTGAAGGCAGTAAAAATCCTTTTATCATCATGGACTGCGAAGGCGCCGAACGTGAATTGATTAACCTAGATATTGCACCAAATTTAAAGAAAGCAGCAATGATTATTGAAACTCATGACTGCTTTATCGCTGACTTGACTGATTATCTAACCGATATTCTGCGATCCACACATGATGTTACGATAATCTGCCAAGGCGCAAAAAATCCATATCTAGAACCGATTAATGATCTATGTGATATTGATAAAATGATAATTTGCAGTGAGAATCGACCAATTACTAGTTGCTGGATATACGCAGTACCAAAAAAGGAAACTATATGACTGTATACGACTGTTGCATGTTTTTTAATGAAAACGATCTATATGAAATACGTTTAAATCAACATTGGGATTTTATAGATAAATTCGTTGTTGTTGAGGCAGGAGAAACACATACTGGTCTGAAGAAACCTCTGAATTTTGACCATTCTCGGTTTAAGCCATGGGCTAGTAAAATAGAATATCGAAGTTTTAATAGCTTTGAAGAGGCTATGAAACAGCATCCTGAACTTATAGATCAACACACCCTCATGGATAGAGGACCAAATAAGTCGTCTGCTGATTGGTCTAGAGATCATTTTCAAGGAAACTACATGTTGAAAGTTCTTCGAGATCTACAAGCAAAAAACGATGATATTGTTTTTATGTCTTGTTGCGACGAAATTTTAAGAAAACAAGCGTTTGATGCATGCAAAGATATGCTACAAAAACATCCGGAGGGTGATGAGCTAATTTTTATGTTTAGACTTTGGCTCTATGCATATAAGTTTAATTTGCTGAGTAAAAGCTGTCATGAATCTGATCCAACAGCAATGTTGGCTAAGTTTTCTGTTTTTGACAAAGCATTGCCTGCCACGCTGAGAGAATTTAGAATTTGTAATAGATTGATAGAAAACGCAGGCTGGCATTTTACTTATTTGGACAACAGTGGTGGCCTGCAGGTGCTTGCTAAGCATCGTAGTTGGGCACATTCTAAAGATATCATAGATGGAGAAAAAGTAAAATTTGATTATGATGAAGAACATTTAGCAGATGCGGTTAATCATGTTATTAAGGGATACAATGTAAAATTAGTAGATTTATTGCCGCATACGCATCCACAATATATACTAGATAATCTAGAGAAATTTAAAGACTACATATTGGAATCGGAGTAAAATATTCATGAATATAAAAGAACATCGAATGCTTGATATCCTCAAAAGAGGAAAACAAGAATACGGCTATGTCGCTGTTAAAGCTGAGTTTGAGGCAGAAGGCACCAGAACTGATGAACTATTAAGGCTAATTGATCTTACCAAACGTGCAGATCTAAAGTTTGCGCTTAAGATCGGTGGCTGCGAAGCTATGCGAGATTTGATGGAAGCTAAGCAGCTTGGAGTAGAATATGTTATCGCACCAATGGTAGAAACAGACTATGCATTGTGGAAATTCATTGACGCAAAGAATAAAGTCTATGACGAAGATGATCGTCGAGATGTCAAGTTTTTAACCAATCTTGAAACAATCACCGGCTATAATAACCTTGTTAGCTTGATTGCCAAGGCTAAGATAGACAATGGCTTAGACGGATTGGTGTTTGGTCGTGTAGATTTTGTGATGAGCATGGGTCTAAACGGTCGTGAAGACATCAATCGTGAAGATATCACCGAAATGGCGAAAATTGTAGCTGGCACATGTTCGGCTGCTGGCTTAGAAATGGTGATGGGAGGTGGAATTTCTACCGATGCACTTTCAGCAGTGCGTGCGGTCAGACAAGTTCACTTAAATCGCTATGAGACGCGCAAGATAGTATTTGATGGCAATGCAGCAAACTTGCCGGACGCTGAACGAGCACTATTGTCAGCAGTTGAATTTGAATTGCTTTGGCTAAAGAATAAGCGGGACTATTATGGCAATATTTTCCGTGAAGATAATAAGCGCATAGACATGCTTGAAGCTCGTTGGAAAGCTAAGATCGAAAGTTAATACCGCTCTGCATCAGTGAAGAAATTAATTTTTTCCAAAATGATGCAGAATTCTCAAACCCTTTCTTGACAAATTGAAGATCAACGGGCAGTATGAGATTTATCTCACTGCTCGTGTTTTTCTTATCATGCGTCAGCGCAGCTATTGCAAGATTGATATCTATAACCACATCTTTGTATAAAGAGTAATTGGTTATAAGAACATTATGCATATCTAAGAATCTTTGTTTCTCAATCATGCCTTCACCAAAAGCAAATAGATTTGCAGCGTCCATTCCCATGCTCACAGCAATACCATGAGGAATTTCAAAGTTAGTCGCACTTTCTATAGCATGACCGATGCAATGCCCGTAATTTAAAATATTACGTATACCTTTGTCGAATTCATCTATTTCAATAAACTTTTTTTTGATTTGTAAAGTCTGATACAGATGGTAATCTAGATCATCGCGGATAGTGTCACTGTCTACTAATTTTCCGTCTATTAGATAGAGTTTAATGATCTCTCCTATACCTGACCGAATATCTTTGTCTTCAAGAGTATTAAGAAACTTATTGCAAATTAGTACACTTGAGGGCGGTGTAAACGAACCCAGTAGATTTTTGTACTGACCAAAGTTAATGCTACTCTTACTTCCAATGCAACTATCAGCCTGAGCCAACAGTGTTGTAGGAACAAAGTGCCACCTAACACCTCGCATAAAGTTGTTTGCAATAAAACAGGTTATATCTTGAATGATGCCTCCGCCTATTGCTACTAATGTGCTGCTGCGTTTTAGATTCTGCGCTATAAGCTGTTCGATTACCGGCACTATGCCAAGATAGCTTTTGTTTTCTTCGTTAGCATCAATAAGTACATATGGTTTGTCAACTGTGCCAAGTAATTCAAAAACATTGCGATCGATAATATAATGTGTACCTAGTGAGTATAACGAATTGGAATCGATCAATTGATCATCGAATACAACCTGATATGAGCCACTGTGACTTTGAATCTCAAAATTACGCACGAGTAAATCCTCCATCAATAGCAATATTTTGTCCTGATATATATGTATTCTGTTCACTGCCCAACCAACATACAAAATTTGCAACTTCTTCAACAGAAGCCAGTCTATTGATAGGTACTTGAGCTAGAATCTGTGCGATACCCGATGGTCCTAGGTTACGTTGAGTCATTTCTGTATTAATGAATCCTGGTGCTACACTATTAGCTAAAATACCTTGTGCAGCATATTCATTTGCTATAGCTAGCGTCATTCCGTCTAGCGCAAATTTACTGGCACTATAGCTGCCTCTGCCCGAGCGACTGATCTTTCCCCATATTGAACTGATATTAACAATGCGACCCCAGGCTGTTTGAGCCATATGCGGCAAAACAGCCTGACATAAACGAAACGGAGCGTAAACGTTTATCTTTTGTATTTTTTGAAAATCGTCAGGATCTATTTCACAGAAAGGTGAGATTTTGTTTATGCCGGCGTTATTGATTAGCATATCAATATTCATTTGGGCGACTAAGTTACAAAGCGTATCCAGTTGTGTGTCGTCAGATAGATCACATTGAATGTATTCATTTACATAATCTGGTTTAATATCAGTGGTTGCTACGCCTATAACATATGAATCTGATGCGTATGCAGTGGCGATAGCTTTGCCAATTCCACGACTGACGCCAGTTATTAGAACTCGTTTCATTTGACCTCTCGTCTAGAATATTTAATGGTCAAATAATAGCATATAAATATTCGACTATCAAATATTTTTCATGTATACTATTGCCACTTATTAGAGGATAAATTAATGAGAGTTTGCGATTACATAGCCAATAAATTAAATCAACTAGGCGTTAAACAAGTATACGGACTGGTAGGCGGAGGAACATCTGGACTAAATGACGGATTTATTTGTCATCCTGATATAGAATTTGTATGTTTCCATCATGAACAGGGAGCAGGACATGCTGCAGTTGGTGCTGCACGAACTAATCAAAATCTAAGCGTGGTAAATGTTACCACTGGCTGCGGCGGAACTAATGTATTGACCAGCTGTTTAAATGCATGGCAGGAAAGTGTTCCTGTTTTATTTCTCAGCGGAAACACTAAAATTACAAATATGGCTGCCTGGATAAACCAGCAAAAAGGAATAGAATTACGTCGGTATGGTCTGCAAGAACATAATATCACCGAAACTGTAAAAAATCTAACCAAATACGCAGTATTGATTACTAGCGTAGATGATGTTGCATATGAGCTAGATAAAGCAATTGATATTGCGACCACAGGACGACCTGGCCCAGTTTGGATTGATGTGCCAGGCAATATTCAAACTGCACAGATGCCTGACTCTTACAAAAAATATATTTCAGTCGATAACAGCGCCTCAGTGCCTGTTAATGTCATGAAACAAGCGTTTAATGACCTAATTCTTCCAGCTGTGCGACCATTAATAGTCGCAGGTGCCGGTATATCTATGAGTCAGAGTGAAAATCTTTTCTTAGAATTCGCTGAAAAATACAATATACCGTTTGTTACAACTTTCCGAACACGAGATCTAGTTGAATCAGAACATTACCTGAATGTAGGTATGATCGGCATAAAAGGAAATCGTGCTGCAAATTTTGCAATGCAAAACGCAGATCTATTATTGATTTTAGGCAGTTCAATGAACGTTTCCCATATTGGCTATGACGATAAAACATTTAGTCCGCATAGCAAAAAAATAATGGTAGACATAGATTCAAGTGAACTCAAAAAAGATATCATAACAGTTGATGCACCGATTAAAGCAAATGTTAGAGATTTCTTGAACATATGTTTACCGCTCGGAGGACATATCGCTTCTGATGAATGGCTGAATAAGATTCTTCATTGGCGAAAGATGTGGCCTACTTACGATCCATTGATTCATCGTCCAGACGAATCTGGAATAAACCTATATGAAATAGTTGAGTCAATGAATAGAAACATGATGCCCGGCGATGTAGTCATCACAGATGCTGGTCAACCATGTTATATCTGCTCAACTAATTTGAAATTTAGAAAAAATCAACGTTATATGGGCCAGGCTGCTCAAGGCGATATGGGATACGCTATTCCTGCAATGGTAGGTGTTTATAAAACTAATCCAGATTTAAATGTCATCTCTTGTATAGGCGAAGGTAGTTTTTATACTAATATGCAAGAACTTGCAGTAATCAAGCAGCATAATATACCTGCTAAAATATTAGTCATTAACAACGACGGCTATTTAAGTATCAAACAAACACAGACCAAGTTCTTTGATGGCAGGCTTTACGGAGTGAGTAACAGTACAGGAATCTATTTTGCAAATATAGCTAAAGTAGCTGATTCTTTTGAAATAGAGTATATAAAGATCAACAATAATCAAGAATTAGATGAACTTATGCCGAAGATATTATCGCGCAAAAATGCTGTTATAGTTGAAATTATGAGCCAAGACACAATGGACGTATTACCAGCCCAGGCAATAAAGCCTGATGGTACACAAGGTGGACTACATGATATGGCTCCATTTTTAACTCAAGAAGAACTTGCTGCTGAAATGATAGTAAAAATATGAAAATAGCTGTTTTGGGTGCACGAGGATTTATAGGACGTAATATAAGTTTGGATCTATCACAAGATCACGTTGTTCATTCAATAACACGAGATATATTAGATTTGCTAGATCCAACAGAAGTGCGTAGTCATTTCATGAGGCAAAAATATGATGTGGTAATCAATGCTGCAGCAACAATGACTACTGATAGTTCATTGCATGACAGCCGAAATAATCTAGGTTTGTTTATGAATATTCACGCATGTCGAGGACAATTTGGAAAATTTATAAACTTAGGTTCTGGCGCAGAATTCGATCGAACACGAAATATAGATAACGCAAACGAGTGTGAGATATTCGATGTCATTCCGTCAGATAGCTATGGATTTGGTCAGAATATAAAGAGCCGAATCTGCTATGCTACTGATAATTTTTACACCATACGCATATTCAACTGCTTTGGTTCTGGAGAAATGCCCACTCGATTGTTTGCACGATATCTCAATAAGTCACAACCATTTGTTATTACTAACGATAGATACTTTGATTATTTCAGTATTCAAGACTTATGTACAGTGGTAAGACACTGCGCCGAGACTTCTTGGACAATAAAAGACGTAAATGCAGTCTATCAAGAAAAAATACGCATCAGTGAAGCACTGTCTAGATTCTGTGAAATTAATACTCTGGAAAAAGACTTTATAGTTGGTTCTAAATCAGAAAATAATTATACAGGAAACGCTTATTTACTATCATCTGTGAATCTACCGTTGACAGGAATAGCTGAAGGCTTTAAATTGTACGGAAATTTTTCGATTAAAAAGGATATCGCACTGTGATGAAAAATCTATATCATGAATTAAAATACTTATCAAAAGAGCATGGTATAATCGGTATGAAGCACTCTTTTGAAGACGAAGGCGCTTCATTGGATGATGTAATTCTTATGAGAAGACTTACTGATTTATGTGGTATTTTAGGTTTTATCAAGATTGGCGGTTGTGAAGCCAAGAGTGATATCAATACTTGTATCAAATATAATATAGATGCAGTCATTGCTCCAATGGTAGAAACTAAATTTGCTGTGTCTAAATTTATTTCTACAGTAAGCGATCATTCTTCTGATATACAACCTTATATTGTCTTAGAAAGCAAGACAGCATATAAAAATTTAGATGAAATATTAGAATATAGCGACGGTAAGCTAAAAGGTGTGATCGTAGGAAGATCTGATTTTACTAATTCGTATGATTTGAATAAATCAGAGACTGATAGCGATTTCATTTATAGTAAAGTAGAAAAAATACTCGTCAAGTGTAAGAAATATAACTTATACACGACCTTAGGCGGCAATATTTCAAAAAAAAGTGTTGAATTCATTAAGCATATGTTTTTTAAAAAAATATTGAATAGGGTAGAAACGCGAAATATAGTTATTGAACTTTCTGACGACAACATTAAAAATCTTGAAAGTATTATTACAAAAGCTCTGAGATTTGAATCGCTACTTATAGAGCAAAAGCATAAAATTCTAACAATTGAAACTGAAGCATATGCAAATAGAATTCAAACTTTAGCAACCAGGATATAATGAACACCCGTTATACTGAATTAAAAAAAATCATCAACGATCAAAAATGTTTCAAAATGATCTGCGGTGCTGGCAATGAAAATAAACTCCAAATAAAAAAATTAGCATTTGTTTATACATTGGCTGGAGCTTCTATATTAGATGTTTCAGCTAATATAGAAATAGTGAATGCTGCAGTTGAAGGTATTGACCTTGCATATTCATATGCAGATAGACTAGGAGTATTCATTAACGTCCGACCATTCATTATGGTAAGCGTAGGCATGCCCGGAGATCATCATGTAAGAAAATCTTACATAGATCCCCAAAAGTGTATCGGCTGTAATTTATGCATTCCAGTATGTCCAACTGATGCTATTCCTAAGGATTTTGTAAAAGACTTAGAATACTACCAAAATTTAAACAGTAGCTTAGTTATAGAAGATCAATCTAAAGAAATAGTTATTAAAGACTTATGCATAGGCTGCGGTAAATGCAGCAACATATGTCCTAAACCAGACATTATTTCATATCGCCATAATTCTTCTGAACTAGAAGAGTTGTTGCCAAAATGCATACAAGCCGGTGCAGAATTATTTGAATTACATTCTGCTGTTGGGGAAGATGATGTTACTATAAAAGAATGGCAACTAATTACTAAGATAAATCCTACAAACTATAATTCTATGTGCTTGGATCGATTGAACTTAGGAAATCTAAAACTAGAACATCGTATTACAGAAATACAAAAAATATCCAAAGATAAATTGATCATTCAGACAGATGGACTTCCAATGAGTGGTGGAGAAAATGATTACAATACTACGTTACAAGCTGTTGCTTGCGCTGATGTAGTAAACAAAAAATTTAACATGAAGGTTAATAAAAAAATAGAGGTCGATTCTTTAGGAAATGACAAAATATCGTCAAAGAAAATATATAAAGCTATAGATGATAAGTCCAATATTCCAATTATATTATCTGGCGGCACGAATCATTTTAGCAAAGAGCTTTCTATAAAAGCCAACGTAAGAGTAAACGGAATTGCTGTTGGAACTTATGCTCGTGATATAATTCAGAGTTATATTTCTACCGATGATTTTTATGAAAATTTCAACAACATTTCATTGGCTTTGAAGCACGCCAAGGACTTAGTGGATGTTAGCAATAGCGAAATAAACTATGAAAAATAAATTGACATTTGCAGTAGATTTTGATGGAACATTATGTGCTTATGCATTTCCTGGCATTGGTGAGCAAACAGAGCAACAAAAACTGTTATTAAACACTCTTATTGAATTACGTAAAACTGGCCATAAATTAATCCTATGGACAAATCGCGGAGACAACGAATCATATCAATGCTTGTCTGAAGCAATTAATTGGTGTAAGATGCAAGGATTAGAATTTGATTCAGTTAATAAAAATTTACCAGAAACAGAAAAGAAGAAAATTTCAGGATATAGCCCAAAGATTATGGCAGATTATTACATTGATGATAAAGCACTGGCGTTCAGTACAAACAATTCTAAATTAGAAACCCTTTCTTTTTTAGCGAATTTAAAATAAAACGAGAAATATATGATGCAAAAAGTTTACGATTGCTGTGGTTTTTGGCAAGAAAATGATGTATATGAGATACGTATTAATGAACATTGGGACTGGGTTGATAAGTTCATTGTTGTTGAAGCAGGCGAAACTCATTCGGGTATAAAAAAGCCTTACAATTTTGATAAACAGCGATTTAAGAAATATAAAGAAAAACTCATCTATGTAAAGTTTGATAGCTTTAAGGAAGAAATTCACAAGCATCCTGAATTAGACTGTAGTATTCATAGTATGAATGTTGGTCATCAAATGACTTATAGAAGCGATGGATTTCAAGCTGCATATTGTGTAAAGATACTGCGAGATTTAGGCGTAAATGATACTGACCTTGTGTATATTTCATGTGCAGATGAAATAGTTAAGAAGTCAGCATTTTATCAAGCACTAAATTATTTTGAAGATTCTTCTGCATTGTATGACGCAAGAGCATTTGCAGATTATCATTCTATGCATGGAGTGACACCAAAAAATAGTATAATATTAGAAAATACAAGACCTATTATCTGGTTTGAAATGCAGATGTTCATATATAAAATGAATCTAGCATACATTGAAAATCTGAACGAGGATAAATGGGCGGCTGGTATTTTGACTGAATTTTCAACTCTTAATCGAATGTTGCCTGCTACTCTTCGCGCACCAGGTGCTATCACTCATCCTAAGATAAAGAATGGAGGCTGGCATCTATCATATATGGATGATACTGATACTGGTGAAAAGTTACTACGTAAGATGCATAGTTGGGCTCATGCCAATGATATGCTACCCAATGGTAGACGGCGCGCAGACCTAGACAATTTAAATGATGCAGTCATCCAGATAGTTCAAGAATTTCGTCTACGAATTCCTGAGTCAATTATACCTATTTCATATGACACTCATCCAGGTTATCTGGTAGAAAACGTTGATAAATTTTCAAACTATATCCTTAAGGTATAACACATGATTAACATATTGGTACCAATGGCTGGGTTGGGCAGTAGATTTACTAAAGTCGGCATCAATGAACCTAAGCCACTTATTAAAGTTTTAGGAAAAACACTAATTGAACATAGTATAAGCAGTTTCAATGTTGAAGGTCGCTTTATCTTTCTTACAAGAGAATTTGACAACATTGATTACAATACAGAATTAAGTGCGTTACTAACACACCTCAGACCAGAAAGTATTGAAATCCGTATTAAAAATGTCACTAGCGGAGCCACTGAGACTGCTTTACTAGCAATTGAGCACATCGATAACGATGATCCGTTAGTCATTTACAATTGCGATCAGTTAATTACCTGGAATGCAGAAGATTTTGTAAAATGGATTAAGAAAAAAAATCCAGATGGTGCGTTAGTACTTTATAACAGTACAGATCCTAAAAATAGTTTTGCAGATGTTAATTCAGGGCGTATTACCAAAGTGGTAGAAAAGCGTGCTATCAGCAACCATGCACTGATTGGATTTCATTACTGGAAACGAGGCAGTGATTTTGTCAAGAGTGCTCAAATGCTTATGGACAATTTCAGAATCAATGGTCAGCCCGAATGTTATGTCAGCGAAACATACAACTACTTAAACGATGCCAAGATTCTGCCATATCACGTTGCAGATCATGTATATGTGCCGTTAGGAACTCCAGAGGATGTTTCTCGTTATATTGGTAAAGTCAAGGAGTTTAAGACAGCTAAACCAAAAACACTGTTCATTGATATAGATGGAACTATACTAAAGCATCAACATACTATAAGTGATGTTTATAAGAATTCACCACAAGTGCTACCTGAGGTTGTTTCCAAGATTAACGAATGGGATAGTCAAGGACATAAAATCATATTAGTCACTGCTCGTAAAGAAAGCACACGAGCAATTACTGAACAACACTTGCGTGGATTTGGTATTGCATGGGATCAATTAGTGATGGGCGTCGGTGGCGGTGCTAGAGTACTTATTAATGACAAATTAAACAAAAACGATGCAGACAGAGCCATTGGTGTCAATGTTGTCACTGACAGTGGGTTTGGTACTATAAGTTGGGAGGATTACGATTTATGATTATTAAAAGAATCGAAGACATGAAGAGTGGATGGTTTGTAGGAGGTTTTGAACCTACTGCGTATTATACCAAAGAATTTGAAGTAAACTATAGGGTGCATCCAGCCGGTCAGAACTGGGATATGCATTATCATTCGAAGGTTACAGAAATCAATTTGTTGATCAAAGGTAAAATGACTATGCAAGGGAAAGAATTAAACTCTGGCGACATATTCATTATAGAGCCTTGGGAAATTACTGATCCTATTTTTATAGAAGACTGTGAGTTGATCTGTGTTAAACTGCCAAGCGAAAACGATAAGAAGGTTATAGTACATGCCGATTCTAATTAGTCACAGAGGGCTTTTCAATGGACCAGACGTTTCTACAGAGAATACGTACCATCAAATATATACTGCTTTAGATTTAGGCTATGAAGTAGAAACCGATGTAAGATTCATCGACGACCAGTGGTGGATTGGGCACGACTACCCACAGTGGAAAACAGACGAAAATTTTCTCAAGACCAATAATCTGTGGCTGCACGCTAAAAATGTTGAGGCCTTGCGCAGACTAATTGACTTGGGTACTAATTGCTTTTGGCATCAATCTGACGATTACACCGTGACCAATCACGGATTCATTTGGGCGTATCCAGGAAAAGAGCGTAGTTGTCCTAAAACAATAATGGTAATGCCGGAATGGATTGATAAGACTCTTGATCACTGCAAAAATATAGACTGTTATGGCATCTGCAGTGATTATGTTGGCATGCTAACTCTGTAAGAGTAAGTAATAAAAATCGCAAGTTAATGAGGCTTCAATGAAAAAGATTGTTTATGTAACCGGTTGCTTAGGATTCATAGGACTGCATGTGACACGCAGGTGTCTAGAATTAGGTTGGTATGTAATAGGCGTAGATAAAATGACTTATGCCAGTAATGTGCTATTTTTAGATGAACTACAGCAAAATAATAATTTTAAGTTTATCAACTGTGACATTAATGAATTAGATCGCTTGTATGACTGTGACTATGTAATAAACACCGCAGCAGAAACCCATGTTGATAACAGTATAGAAGATAGCGATCAGTTTCTTCATAGCAATGTAAACGGAGTACATAACTTACTAAAGCTAATCAAGCAAAAAGTATCTTTTCGTATGCCAACACTACTACATTTTAGCACAGATGAAGTTTACGGAGACATATTAGAAGGCTCGCACACAGAAAATGATTTGCTACGTCCAAGTAATCCTTATAGTGCCACTAAGGCTGCTGCAGATATGCTAGTACTAGCTTGGGCAAGAACGCATAATGTACCGTATGTAATAGTAAGACCTACTAATAACTACGGTATAGGACAATATACTGAAAAATTGATTCCAAAAACAGTGAAGTATATGAGCTTAGGGAAACCAGTTCATGTTCATGACAAAGGAACACCTGTGCGAACTTGGTTACATGTAAGTGATACTGTTGAAGCAGTAGTGAAAATTATACAGAATGGTGCTCGAAATGAGATATTTAATATCTCAGGCAATTATGAATTGAGTAACAGGGAAGTGATATCAAAGATAATACATCTTATCAAAGGAAGTGTCACGGATATTGAGTCATATTTATATCACACTGTGCGTGCAGGCGGCGACGTAAGATATTCTATTAATGACGATAAATTAAAAGCCTTAGGTTGGGAGCCTAAGGCTATTTTCGACGTTGAACTTTCTAAAATAGTTGATTACTATTTGAAAAATTTTGTCTGGTAGTTAATAATCAATCATCAGCAGTGATCTTTTGATTAAGATACTGCTTGATTGTTTTAATTAATTTACGTTCTGTATCATAAACATATTCTTTTGTATCACTTTCAGTGCTGACAATAAGAATAAATCCATTGCATGCTTTGCGAATTTCTAGATTTTCAAACATAATGATTACTCGATTTTTTAAGGGTTAAATGAACTTAGTATTTGGATTTATACTAACTATAGATTCTTTGATCTCGTCAGTATAAGATCCGCCGCGCACTATCACAACAGGTGCAGCAACATCAGAGAGGCACAGCGGAGATTTCACAGTAAGATTGGTGCCGTACAACCTTTTACCATGTTTGTTTGGATCATTGTCTAGAAGACAAATAATCCTAGATTCAGAAAGTCCCATATTCAATAGGACTTGTGCGAAGATATGTGCGCCAAATAAATAGACCTTCTTTCCTTCAGTGAGTCTAATAATGTTCTCAGTGTCTTCTGATATCTTGAGTTTATACTCGTCAAACAGTCTTTTCACGTATGAAAAATCTTTGTGCACAGGAGTACAATTTCCTTCTTTGCGAGCTTTGAAAAAAATAGAATGATCTGTTATGATAGAGTCTAGCAAACGGAATCCAGACCTAGACAAAAAATAACTTACTACATCGTAGTCAACATAGAACGTATGTTCAAAACTAAGTGTATTTGTAAATCCTTGTGTTAACCAATGACGCATATTAGGTATAGAGATATAGTGAAGTCCACCGTCCTCTAACACAGAGTTAATTTTATTTAAAAAATTAATAGGATCGTATGCATGTTCAAAGCAATGAGAATGTACAACAATATCGTATTTTTTTGTAAATTCATGCGTTTCAAAATAACTATTGATAGTCTTGATTCGATGATCACTAAATGTTTTGCGAATTGAAGGCTCAATCAAAGTCCAAGTGAAACCATTATAAGATTCAGAAATTTTATTAGCAAGTACACCTGATCCACCACCTATCTCTAATGCATTAATAAAAGTATCTTCATTGATAAATTCTGAAAATTTTTGATGATGTTCTTGCCAAATCTTACCTGTCAGACCAGGGCTATGATAGTTTTTATAAATCAAATCAGGATCCAGCATTTCCAATAGCTGTACATATCCAGATTCTGATACACTCCAGTTCATATCTTCAAAGATATCTTCTTCCGAAGAAAAATCTACACAAGACATAATTATTGGGAAATTGCGTAGAGTGTATATAGTATTCACATTAGTACTACCTGATACTAAACATTTACTTCTATTGATTTTTTGCATTATGCATCAAATCTCATGACATCAATATTGGATGCTCGGAGAAACTTAACGCCCTTTTCGTCACGATAATCTTGCGCATAGAATACTCGTGCGATACCTGCCTGGTATATACCTTTACTACATTCCATACAAGGACTATGAGTAACAAATAACGTGGCACCTAGTCCTGACTCGGTGCTTTTAGCTAATTTCATTAATGCATTCATTTCTGCATGGAGAACTTCAGCTCTAGTAGTCAAAGTAATGCCGCCATCTTCGTAGCGAGTTTCAATTTCACAATCATTATTCCAGCCAGAAGGCATACCATTATAACCCATGCTAATAATGCGATCATCTTTAACAACGATTGCGCCCACTTTTAATCGGCGAGCATAGCTCATATTAGCTACTTCTTGCGCGATGTTCATGTATAATTGTTGAAATCTAGGTTTCATATTCATTAAAATTTGGAGCGGGTGACAGGATTTGAACCTGCGACGAACAGCTTGGAAGGCTGACACTCTACCACTGAGTTACACCCGCTATGTTTATTGTTACCATCTACCAAAATTAGGCTCGTAGTATTTTTGACCTTCTACATAATTTGGCACTAGGTATTTTCCATCGCGACGTAAAAAAGCCATATAGCCATCATCTTGCCATACTAGTCCATTTTCGCGAGAAATATTTGATAGCATGTTTTCAGTATGCATCACCAGTCCTTTGTTAAAATAAAAATCGTTAATACAGTCAACGGTTTTTGCATAGGTCGATAATGCTTCAGGTCTGCCTATAACAAACAAGTCTACAAAATTTTCCTGTCTAAAGCATGAAGAGATTATTATGCGATTTGGTTGATCTACAAGTCTCTGATATATTTTATCAAAATAAATAGGAATGTCAAGTCCTACGTCTGATCTAGTTCTAAAAAATAAATCATATGTGTCTGCTTTAAACGCAGCATCAACTGTTTTCTGCAACAGCCAATATTGACGGAAAAATCTATTAACATCTATAGTTATCTGTCGTGGATATTCACCCCGAATCAAATCTGATGGAAAATCATTCCAATCTATGAATTCGATGTGTTTTAATTTATGATTTTGTGGCACTCTTGATTCAATGTAATCACGAGCTTGGTCTTCATTACTAACTGATTTCAACCAAGTTGGTGTAGAAATTTCACTAAGTGGATATTCTTCTGGAATATTCTTCCAAAGTAATACTATCCATTCAAAATTACTACCGTGAATATTAGACAGCTGATAATCAAAATCTTGACAAAATCTAGGAAATCCACTGATAAGCATAGCAGTTTTCATAATTATTCCTTTATATACACAGCGTTGCCTTCGTATTGAAATGAATATTCAAATAGATGTGGTATCTCTTTGAATCCGCACTCGTTGAGAAACGCATCAATTTCTGGCTTCAAACTTTGGCCTTCATAATATGAGCCAAGACCAACCTCTGTCATAATCAGTTTAACATCTTGCAAAGTTTCTCGGGCGCCTCTGAACACATCAAGCTCGCCTCCCTGGACATCTACCCACAGCATATCAATAGGCCCGACTTGATTTTTTTCACGCCAACTGTCAAGTGTAATTTGCTCTACTTGAATTTCATCTTGATTCCAAGTCTTGTTAAAAAAACTGCCATTTAAACCTGGCACAAACTTATACTTGCTGCTTGCGCCAACATTGAATTCTGAACCAGTGTCATTCACTGGATAAAAAGGTATAACTGAATTTTTATCGCCAACCGCGCAGTTGTATAACTTTATTCTATCCTTGAACTTCGACTCAAGTTGTTCATGATTTTCGTGACAAATTTTAAAACTGCCGGGAACCGGTTCAAATGCATAGAATTTTGCATCTGTAAAAATATGACTCATCTCAATTGTTTGTTCGAGAAATCTTGAACCTATATCACATACTTGTTTGATTTGATCAAAATCAAAAAGATCATACAATAGCATTAATCTGCTAGCTGCTACCATATCGCAGTCCAGCAAAGGTATGGATGCATGATCTACTAAACTTATTGCGTATTTCTCGTTCATTGAATTCTCCGTGTAAACTTGATTTACTTATAGTAAAAAGCTGTGTCTGTTAAAATTTACCAATTTCCTGGTCTAACACCATATTCTCTACCAGTTCTGTGCGGAGAAATCCATAATGGAACTCGACCACAAGGGATACCAGCTACTTTGTAGTAATTTTCTAAAGAATCTTCGGGATGAACGAATTCCCATCGCAGACTCATGCTTTTGAGATGGTTCCAATAATTAATAAACTTATCATACATCTGTGGACTGCCAAATTGAAATAAATCACTGAAATTGGTGCTAGTAAACATTGTTGTTTTAGCACGCTCCGAATAGTCTAAGAGATCAACTACATCAACTGTTTCATTTTCTTGGCCAGTCTTAGAAGTATACGCATCTGTGCGTAAACGAAAAACTAAATCATAATCTGCGCCTGTTGATTCTTGATATTTTACTCGCAGCTCGTTTGATTTTATAATACCCCACCACATTGTCAGGAAATTAGGAGCCCATTCTGCAAGATTCAATGGCAAATAAGGAGGATGATGAGGCGGTTTATCTTCTAAAATTTCAACTACTCTGAAATTCCAATGTTTAGGAATTCCATTATTGTGCCAAAAATTTATCAGTTGTTCTGGAGTTTCAGGTTGGCCGGGACTTTTCCATAGTCTGATAAAAAAATCAACATCTCCCCAATTAGAAAATTTTTCTATAGTTTGGAATATACCACGGTGGGTATATCGTTGAGCGCCGCTGACTGTTATTGCTGTTTTCATTGTTGTTTAAGTTTATTGATTGGTGCCCCCACTCTGAATTGAACAGAGATTTGATGATTACAAGTCAACTGTAATAGCCATTATACGATAGGGGCTTTTTAAGCAGTCGGGGTGGAGAGATTTGAACTCCCATGTTGTCCTGCTCCCAAAGCAGGAGGCTTGCTATTAGCCCACACTCCGTATTTTTAAAATTTGGCTCCAGTGGCTGGTTCTGCCCCAGCATATGACGGATTAACAGTCCGCTCTCCTTACTATTTGAGTACACTGGAATATTCTTTACTTACCTATACTTATCAAGTTCAAAGATTGGGCACATAAAATCTGCTTTCCAACTGTGGACCATTGACAATGTGAACGTCTTCACATATATAGTCTTATGCTGCTTTATTGTTGCACATCTTAACTTTCAACAACAGCATAAGATTTTCCCGGCATAGCTAATACTTTTTAGACTTTAAAATCTCTAGAACGCCTCGGAAGTATCCGATACTATTTTTTTAGGGCGCAATGATGTGATTGTCTGTACTCGTACTACCACTAGTAGCAAATGTCTGCCTTGGACTGTGCCCAATCTCTGAATTTAAATTTTTGCATATATTGTATGTATTTGCAATAGTCTATAATGCCAAAAGAAACGCAGTGAGTTCAGTTTCTTGCATAAATCCAATATACAAACACCAACTAATATTAGGTCTTTTATTAGAGTTTCTTGGTGAGAATGTTACGTAATGATCATTTTTATTGGGCCATTCTCTGCCATATAATTTTTCCAATCTTTTTTTTGCAGTGAGGGCTTCTTTGCTCCACATATCTTCAAAATATATAGCTTTGCTAATTCCATGATTTTTGCGTAGGTTAAATCGTAGATCTAGTTCTTTTACTTTCACGTTATGCTCCTAGAAAATCTCGTATCCATGACAAACGCATCTGTTCGTCCATCGCGGTGTACTGATGAATGTTGTCACGAATCGCATCAATCAGCGGATAATATTCTTCATCTATCTTCTGCTTGACATTGCAATTCATTAGCTTATCCGTCTTCGGTGCCCGCGCCACAAACTTGCTTACCAGGTAGTACGGAGTTTTGATTTTGGTTGCTAGTCCATCTTGCGTATAGATTACAAATCCTTCATGATGTACCATCCTGGTCATCACTTGCACTTCATCCATGGTTGTTTGAAATGATTCAGGCTTATAACAACCTAACTTTACAGCCAAGTCTTGCCATTGAATCAATTCTGCATATCCGTCAACCACTGAATTCCATGAGTTTTCTCGTTGCCCGAGAAAGTACATACCAGACTTTTCAGACACGATATGGGGATCCCGGGGATGCACACATTCAAACATCAGGGTATAGCCTTCTGCTGCACGAATATTTTCTTGCCACCCAGACCACGGCTGGTGCGTCAACATCATTTCTCTTGCCATATCAACATATTCAGAATCAATTGAGCCGGTGGTAGATACCAGGATATCATCCTGATACCAAGTCATGGCTACCATAAATCCATTGATTTTTCGATATGCAGTTACTATCTGCTTGCTATCAATTTTAGGTGCACGCAGTTCGATTCCATAGTTATAAATCTTGGTGAACGGACGAGATATTACATTAAAATGCTTGTCTACTATAGTACCTCGACACTCTTCAAGAAAATCGTTCCACAAGTTATCAAAAAACACTCGTTTCTTGTACTTGAGTACAAAAATATCCTCTTTTGCGGGCTTCATGGACACTAATTTGGGGTTGTCCTGCACAAACCGTGCTAACGCCTGCTTATCCATGTATATTTCCTCAGAGTTGTGCTTCTGATAAATCCCGTTTGCGATCTGCTTCGATTTCAGCCTGAGCTTCTTTCAGTGTCTTGCCAGTGGTGCCCACATAGTAGACACCGTCTTTTAGATACGCAAATCGCCACACGCCTTCTCGAAGTCCGTCATAATACGCATTAATATAACCCATCGGAGTTTCATTGTTTGTCACGCAGGCTTTCTCCTTCATGATGAGATTTAATTGAACCTTTCATAGCATCTGCAATCATATCACGCATCAGCGTAACAACTTTGCCAGTGGCATCTACACCCACATCACGCACACGATATTTTTCAAGTCCACTAGAATTGCCGTGACGATGACCGTGAAAATGTACTGAACCTCGAGCACACTCTTCGTGATCGAGAATAGGATAGTGAAACATCACTACCTTGGTGCCTTCAAATCCAATAGTCAAATACTGATGTATCTCAGCAAAGCAAGCGCGATATGCTTCATTCTTCAATGCTTTTCTATCGTGATTGCCTTCAATCAAAATCTTCTTGCCTTGCAGGCGATTCACTGTTTCAATTAGCTTTTCTAAAGTCATGAAACCTACATCACCGAGGATGTAAACCGTGTCATTTTCATCAACCTGACTATTCCATTCAGCAATCATACTTTCAGTCATATGCTGTCCGTCGCGATATTGACCACGAGTCTTGGGGCAATACTTGATGATATTGGAATGTCCGAGATGTAGATCCGATGCGATCCATGTGCTAGACATTGTATATCCTTACTTGATGACGGTGATGGCGTAGCGAACACCGTCGATGTACTGGTTGACGCTCTCGCCTTCCAGGTGAAGGACCGCCGACAGGTTCAGCATGTCCTTGAGGATGGTGGCGTCCTCCTGGCTGAAGCAACGACCCAGGGCCTGGGGCGTGGTGTTCATCGAGAAATCGTCGCCAATAGCAACTTGCAGCTTCATGATGTTCTCCTTAGATGCGGTTGGTCAGAAAACAGAACAGCGCATACAGGTTCGTAGCGATGAGACCAATGATACAGGTAACCATATAAACGCTGCCGAAAGTTTCCATGATGTAGTTCCTTTGTTTAATGTAGAGTAATCTTATACTTTATGCGAATTAATGTACACAGGCCTCCTAGTCCGGAAGGACGGTACAAGAAACTTTCACCAGGGTGTAGGTGTTAGTAGGCGCCGTCTTGCGGTGCTCTGCAAGTTCCTTGACCGCCTTGGCGTATGACTTGATGTCCGGTCCGTGGGTAAACGTTCCGTAGGTGGAATTCTTACCAATGATGCGGTACTCGACCATCTTGTCAGCCATCTTCTGAGTGATACCCTTGCTCACATTCATCTCCCGTTTAACTCAACTGTGCAGATAGTATAGCAAAACGGTCAGATATTGTCAACCGTTTTTGAAAAAATATTTTGTTCTTATAAATCAATCACTTACGATTCTGTTTAGGGACAAAGCGGCAGCTCGGAGTTTTACGCAAAAAATCAAGCATAGCGCCGTCCTTAAACAGTCTCGCCATCTGTATGGCAGTCTTTTTGATGTACAAGGTCTTGATTCCGTTGACTGTGGTGTACTTCATATCAGTGTTTCTCTATTCAGTATAGAGATAGTATAGCAAAACGGTCAGATATTTGTCAACCGTTTTTGAAAAAAATATTTTGTTCTTATAAATCAATCACTTAGCGACGCTTTTGCTCTTGGACTGGTCGAGTTTTGCCTGAGCCGGATGGAATCTGTTGGAAATTAGCAGGATCTTGAATATTACCTAATTGCTTAGCCATGCTTTTTTGTCTGTTTCTATTCTGCGTATCGCCTGTTCCCAGTGTGTGATGATTGAAGACGCCAAACAAATAAAACTTTCTAGGATTTTTACCCTCGAAACGATAAACCAATGATTCATCAGCGGACAAATGCGCTTTTCGTAAATCAGGGATTTGTTTGGTGTAATGCAGGCCGCTCAAAAAAGCTTTGTCATTAGAACCAAAAGACGCATCATATTTTTGCTGCTTCAGATCCATGAACTGTCTAATCTTGTCATGCAATCCTGGAAATTGCGCAATCGTTTCATCGTATATCGGGCTTTTAAAAAACACTGTATCGTTAACTGATCCAGCATTTTCCATTAAGCTCCACGAATCTGCTTCGTGGATTGCTAGAATCTGTTCTAGCACTGTTTCTGTGAATTCTCTGAGTCTCATTCACTGAATCTCATATTAACCCCCAAGACAATGGATCAGTGAGTACCAGTTGAACGCCGGTGGAAGTCCGACGAAACATAATGTTCTGATCATGAATATCTTGGTCAAAATAAGGAGTTAGTCTGTGTATCAAGATAGCAGCTTTTTGAAAGTTGGAATCTGTGATTTCAATTGTTTTGTTTCTGACTTTTACTTTTGTTTTAAGAGGATTTTGAATAAAAACATCAACTATATCAATCAAATCTTTTTTTTTGAATTTTTCACGTTCAAGCTGAGTTTGAGTTATTTTTTCCAGTACAGATATTACTTCTTCAGTATTGAGATTTTGATAAGAATACAATTTTTCCATTGTAACTTCTAAATATCGTTTATTATTTTTTGTTTGAAATGCTTTGACATTGTATATCTGCGGCAGATATGGATTCATTTTAGCTTGTTTAGCAAGACGACGTATTGCATCGATATATGCAAAATAACCGTCACTGTTCCATTTGTTATCACCTAACTTACTAATTTTTTTGACTTTTTCAACATCACCGGGTTCAATAAATACACTACCAAAAGCGCCATGACCTAGTTCTACAGCGCCAGGTTTAGCCAATTGTTGTTTCTTTGCAGAATCAATTCCTATACCCGAACGGACTGTTAGATCACTGGCTTCTGTTATATCTGAAATTCTCATGATTGTGTATTTATAACATAATGCGAGATTGTATGGAGGAAGAGGTGGGTTTCGAACCGACGGATCCGTTAGGATCGCTGTTTGTCAAGACCAGAGCCATCAGCCACTCTTACTTATATATGCAGCAAACCTCGAGTTATTTCATTGATACTATAACTACGTGGCTGAAATAGATCTCGCATGAACTTCAGTGTTTTCTTAGGATCACAATCACCACACATGAATACATCAATCGCAGCGTAGCCATACTCAGGCCATGTGTGAATACTCATATGACTCTCAGCTAACATAACCACGCCAGTGATACCGTTGCCCGGACCAAAATGATGCCACTGATGATTCAACACCGTAGCACCAGCATACTCTGCTGCTGCGACAAACTGTTCTTCAATCTTGTCCAGATCTCCCAGTACTTCGGAACCTATTTCAGTCCATAAATCCAATATCAAGTGGCGTCCACAGTAACGTATCGTATCAGGCATAATTTATTCTCTTTGTTGACTATCACCAGGGCGGATGCGGTAGTTATCTTCTACACTGTCCGGAGTACTAACCTCAATAATGGTGCCTTCCTCTATACAAAATACCTGATGTGGCAACAATGGCGGATTATGCCAGGTGCTGCCTGCGTTTAATATTTCTTCATGTTCAGAAGAATCTTTTGTATCAATCCATACTACTCGAAACATGCCATCAAGCACGTACCAGCTTTCGTCTTTTTCACTGTGAAAATGCATGCTAAAACATGCACCTTTAGTGAACTTCATCATTTTTCCACAATATCGATCATTAGTAGCCCAGATTAATTCATGACCCCAGCCTTTTTTTACGAATCCTTCTAATCTCATCTTATCTCTTCTAATGTTGGTGCGTATACGCCGACATGTTGAACTGTAACTGCTGAAGCTCGTATTGCAAAAGGTATAGCTGTATAAATATCGCGATTCAACAGATAGTCATATGCTAATGCAGACAAAAACGTATCGCCTGCGCCAGTCACATCCACAATTTCAATTTCTTCTGCTGGCCATGTACTGTTCATATATCGTGCACCTTGATCGCCACTGGTCACGATCAATTCAGATGGGTAGCTTTTAGCTGCACGAAATTCTTTCGCATTGATTTTAACAATACATCCCTCAAGTCGGGACAGATCTGTTTTTTTCGTATCCACAAATATAGGACCAGCATATACTTGTCGTAATTGTTCAATCAAACCGTAACTGACTGTGCCTTTATCATAATCAGAAATCACGATTGCTTCAAAATCCAGCGGCAGCAATTCTTCTATTTTTAATGATTCTGAAATATAATCTTCGTCAACTCGCACAATATGCTGTCCACTGCGTTGGTCTATCAAGCGAGTTTTACGACTTGTTCCCTGACTGACAAACTTAACATAGACACCCAATGCTTCTAAATTAATCTTGACATTAGCTGCCATACCCGGTCTGCTTTCCTCTTCTAGATAGCGAAACACTGGCACCGGTGCTTCTGGACTGATTCGATCTACAACACCATATCGATAGATATCAATACAGTTATCACCTATCAGTAATATGTTTAGTTTTTTCATAGTACTATATATTCTTTTTTACCAATGTGTGAAATAAAAGCAGATTATGGTTTAGATTTTTGAGATAACTCTACATATCCCTGATATGTAGGATGAACTTTATCTTTTGATAAGTGTTCTATCTTCAAAACAGTATCTTGATTTTCATAGGCTATATATTCAACAATGTCTTGGATTTGTAGTTTTATTGCAGGCAATATCCAGAATACTTTATTCGCGGAAATCTTGTTTCTGAGATTGGATAGTTCTACTTCAGTGTTAATACCTGATAGATCGTTTGAACCTAAACTGATTATTACAATATCAGACGGTTCAATTCTCTGCCCCCATCTGAGGTTCCAAGCATGACTATTGATTCCACTTTTGACATAAGCAACGCATTCAGTACGTATTTGACTTATGCCGTACGCAATACTATCACCAAGAATAAGACACTCTAACATATCTTACCTTTATACCAGCCATTGGTACATTGCTGTGCAAGTTCCGAGGCTAGGATTTTTTATTAGTCCTGAATCCATATATGTGTCATCAACATTGTTGGTCTTATGTAATCCTATATAGATCTTGTCATTATAAATTGTATAGTGCATAAAAAGCTTCTACAATTACTTATAAGGTTCAAGTCTTGACTAAAATTTAAATGCCCGGCGTGCAGGAGTCGAACCTACATTCTGGGAGTAGAAATCCCATGTCCTATCCGTTGGACGAACGCCAGAATCTTTATCGACCGACCTTTTCCAGAGCTTCCTTACGCATAAGGAAACGTCGAGGACTGTCAAGTTCATGTACAAAATAATATTCAACGCCATCAATGTATTTGGTGTCTTTCTTTACATCATCACAGACGACTTGATCGCCAGTGAATCGATTACGAAACTTAGTTGGGTTTAGCATTGTTGTTCTCCTTTATTTAAAATGGTGTTTTCTGCTCAGCAATTATCCGATTAGTCATAACCAATGTAATCTATGAAACAATAATGGCAGGGTTATCTGGTTACGATCCAGATCCGAGAGTTTCAAAGACTCTAGTGCTACCAGTACACCATAACCCTATATTCTTATATTGTAACTTTACTAAATGGTCGGAGTAGCCAGATTCGAACTGACGACCCTCTGGTCCCAAACCAGATGCTCTACCAAACTGAGCTACACTCCGAATAAATGGTGGGTCGTGAGAGACTTGAACTCTCGACCACAGGATTAAAAGTCCCGTGCTCTACCAACTGAGCTAACGACCCGTAATTGGTGGATCCTGAAGGAGTTGAACCTAACTGCCAGCCGCCCTACATGTTTATGGCAACGGTTTTACAGACCGTCGTAGGGAACAGGATCCAATATCTATTTTTCTCAAAAAATTGGCGGAATGACTGGGACTCGAACCCAGAAGACGAATCACTTCGTCCGACGGTTTAGCAAACCGCTCCAATACCATTATGGGACCATTCCAATTTTGGGGTGTCATATGAGGATTGAACTCATGCTTCTGCAGTCACAACACAGTGTGCAAACCACTACACCAACAACACCATCGTTTGGCCTGGGAGCAAGGAATCGAACTCTCAATTCCGTGTTACAGCTGGTACGAGTGGTGGGATTCGAACCCACACTTTAGGGATTTTAAGTCCCTTATCTCTACCGATTGGATTACACTCGCATTATACATGCTACCCACTGGTCAGGTAGTTATTTTTTTAACAATGATTTTTAAATATCAACACATATTCCATTTTACCAAAAGCGGATCCTCTAACCCTAGTTCTGCGAAGCACTTGATTCTGAGCAAGCATGGATCACAATGACCACATGGCTGACCTGAGTCTGCAGGATCGTAGCAACTGCTGGTGTTGCTGTAGTCCATGCCCAGTGCGTTCCCGGTGCGAATAATATCTGTTTTTGTCATGTTCATCAATGGTGTGTGAATCTTTAATCTTTCACCTTCAAATCCAGCTCTGGTAGCCAGATTAGCCATGTTTTCATATGCTGCAATATATTCTGGGCGACAATCTGGGTATCGTGTCATGCCTTCAGGAGCATTGACACCAATGAAAATATCATTTGCATTTAATGTTTCTGCCCATGCCACAGCAAAACTCAAAAATACCGTGTTGCGGGCCGGCACATATGTCACTGGAATCACACTGACCAAATCAGGTGCCAGTTCATTTTTGGGCACTTCAATATCACTGGTCAGTGCAGATCCGCCGAATGCTCTTAAATCAATCTTTTGAATCACATGCTGTTCAACATTTGCTTGCTGAGCTAATGCGCGGGCACAATTTAATTCATGAGCGTGTCGTTGCCCGTAATCAAAACTCAGTGCGTACACTCGAAAATCCTGTGATGCCAAAGCCAGCATTGTTGCTGAGTCTAGTCCACCACTTAATAAGACTACTGCTGCGTTTTTCATAATTTTCCTTGTATTGGTGGCTCCAACGAGAATCGAACTCGTAACTATCAGATATCAGCCGATTATTATACCATTTAACTACAGAGCAATTATAATAGATCTCCTAGTGCATGGTCAAGCGGAAAGTTGACCATGAGACTGTAGACGCATTCCTACGCCTTCCGTGTCAGATTCATCTAGGAGATCAAATCAATAAAACATAGTATCCTGGGCATAAGATACTATGTTTTATAGACTTTACAAGATTCAAAAATCATAAACTAGTATCTAGGTGTATTTCATACTGAGTCGTCCAAGATACTAGGCTATGAAAAATTCTTCTGGGTTTTTACCACCATTGCTGGCTTATCATCCCCCAGGCCGCCCACATTTGCGAGTTTTTATAGTGCTTCGCAGGATCGCGTTCCCTATTTGCACTTTCAGATACTATAAACTAAAAACCCCAGGGTGTCTAGTCCTGGGGTTTCGATTCGGTATAATCTGTTGATTATATTCTAATCGAAACTGCCTCCTGGTTCACTAATATATAATGAACCAGGTTGACCCAACCAGGCTAATCCTAGTTCAATTTTTTTAACGATATGTTCATTTATTTGTTTCATGAATTTATTTATCCTATCGTAAATTATACATGTTTTTTTGAGTTTGTCAATCTTGAGCTTTGCCGTTTTTCTAGATAAATATCTGATGCGATATCATGAAATTTTACCTGAAACCTCGGATATTCTGACTCTTAACCCTGGCGAAACTAGGCCTGCTCCAATAGCTGCTCGACCAGAGGACCAAAATAAAGCACTGGATTTAGTAAGTCAAATCACAGACCTCAAGCAAGAACTAAAAAATCTAGCCAGACTGAGGGATGAGATGTATTACAAAACTGATAAATGGTTACGTGATAATCAATATCGTTATGAATCAGACACTGTAAAAAATTTTCAAAAAGAAATTGATGATATCTCAGCCAAGCATATAGCAACTTCCGATAAAATAGATTCACTATCTAAAGACTACACTTTTTTAATAAAAGGCTATGATGATTCTGATGCTGGTGCACTAAGAGCTTACGAGCATCTTAAAAAACACTGCAGCGATTTCTTGAATAACTCCGCTCAGGCACAAAAACTGCTTTATCGCGGCCTTCAGAATTATCCTAGTTCATTCAGAGGTTTTTCTTTTATCGGTAGATCGTGGGATAAACGACACACCAAAGATACTCCCCGTCAGACACACGAAAAATTAAGTGCAGTAATGCGAGAAAATGGTTTTACTGCTACACGAGAAAACAGTATCATGTGCACATCTTCATATCCAACTGCTGAAGAATATGGTGAAGTTTATATGATATTTCCTATAAATGGATTCTCTTTTACTTGGAGTAGAACCTACGCTGACATGTTTACTGATTTATTTGATAAGCTTCCGTACTACCCTGCATACAGTGGCCACTGGAGTGCATTAATGAATCATTTTGATGATACCTACGGAGGAGCCCAAGGCGATGAACAACAAAAGCGCAGCATTGAGTCTAATTTTATCAAAAATGAATTGAAATTAAATCGCACTGACTTTCATGCAGCATTGCTGTCAGGGCATGAGATATATATTCACGGTCAATACTATGCGTTACACTTACGTGCTTATTGGCAATTAAATCAGCTACTCAAATCAAACTTTGGTGTAGGATATTGATTGTTTAATTCCGTCCTCTGATCAGATCAATTAAAGGCCGATAATAATCATAAGAAAATGCGTAATATTTTCCCTTGATGTATATTTCATGCTCAGATTTCAATGCTTGTTCAAGATTTTTATCATCGAATTGTGCGTATTCTATAAATGCTTTTTCAATATTTTCAGTTCCAGGTTGTAGCCTAGAAATAAGCTCTTTAAACGACGCAACAGTTTGGGCTGGCGTCATAGATAAAAGACTAGCCCATAAATCCTTGTACTTATGACTCCACGTATATTTAAATCCGTCAAAAGGCACTATGATGTATGTGTTTTTAGATACACCTGAGGCATAATAATAAGCCATACCTAAATCACTGGTACACATGATACTGTTTCCACGAGTCGCAGAAAAGCCGTTTGATTTCAGTGCATTATTTACAAATTTATGTATTTCTGGTACTGTATCTGTTGGATGACGCTTTGCATGTGCAGTGCCGATAAAAGCAGAACTTCTGTGAGGGTTTAAAAAATTTGAAGATCCACGATATAAACAACCGCCATATGCACGAGTAACTGATAAAAATTCACCGCAAGTTTTAGTCAACTCGGTATATATGCGATTTGTGCAAGCATTGGCTAGTTCTTGGAAATCTTGTTGAAGATATCTTAAACGATTTTCTTTTTCCAAAATTTGTGAGTTAAGTTCTTGAATTTTTGTACCATGATCTGCGACTTGACTGGCATTTTGTGTAACATAATCTAACGTAGTTCGTGCTTTTGATATGTCTTGAGTGATCGTTTGACATTCTTGTTCAATTTGTTTTGCTTGATTTTGGACACTACGTGGTACACTAGCTATGTCTAAAATAAAAGGTACTTTCTCACCTGGTTTTAGTTGATTTTCAGATAAAAATTCTTGAAGACGCATGCAGTATTTATCAGATCAGTTTTTTTAACCAATAAGCTAGTTTAATCCAGGCAGATATTGAATGTTAACTAAAGATATTTTGCCAATGTCGTCTGGACTTTAGCCATGTCTGCACAGGTATAAGCCTGATAACTGGCTTTGAGTTTTTCAGGCATTGGTATTTTCACAATAGGCACACGGAAACCTTGCGCTACTTCCAGGAAACTTTTTGTACTGCCTGTGCCAATATTCCAAATACCACTTTCAGGTATATTCAAAAACTTTTTATGTAGATCTATCACAGTGCTGACAGGCACAAAATCTCGATGATAATTCTCACTGCCTTCGAATACTCGTATTTCTCCCACCCTCTCAGCCTGCAATCTAAACTGTGTAAACGGACTGGCTTGAGTTCCCTTGTGTTCTTCATTTGAGCCATATACGTTAAAATAACGGAACCCTTGAACAACAATATGTTCAAAACATTTTTTTTGAGCATATCTTTCAAACATATATTTGCTCCAGGCATACGGTGTTCGTGGATCAGGCGCAGTATTTTCATTAAAATCTTGACCTAGCCCGTATATACTAGCTGAACTTGAATATTGTAGGTTTACTTTGTGTCTAATACATTCATCTAAAATCCAACAACTGAAATCATAGTTTTGGCGCATGATTTTGTTTACATCATGCTCAGTTGTAGAACTGATGGCACCTATGTGAATTACCCAATCTAAGCCTTGAATGTTGGGCACCTTCTCTCCCCATTCATAAGTGCTGACTTCATGTTCTGATAAAGCAGTCAACATGTGACTACCGATAAAACCTTTATAACCTGTGAGAAGTATTTTCATAATTTTAGTGCTATTTGTGCACGGTATTTAACATAAATACCAGATATTATTATAACTTTTTACGGAAACCAGCATGCAAATCAATGAAATAATAAGCCGAGAATTGTCACGAGCAGCATCTAAACAAAAAATTGAGGTCGGTGGGTTCTTAAACAAACACCTACTCGTCAGAACAATAAAACAAGACTGCAGTGATTTTTTGTCTAAAGCCAAAGGCACAGCTGGTGTTTTTCGTGGTATTGCAGATTATGCAGGATTCCCAGAGGCATATCAATCTCAATCACGCACTAGAAATGCCAGAGATACGTCGCAAGAAATACAAAAAAAATTCGATGAACTGTTGATTTCCCAGGGCTTTTCTGCTGTTCGAGGCAACAGTATATTTGTGTCCGGCAGTTTGCCGATGGCAATTGGTTACGGAGAACCATATTTTATCATACCTAAAAATGGTTTTACGTTCACTTGGAGTCCTGAGATAAAAGATTTTTACACAGGTGGATTAGCTTTGAATAACAAAAGTTGGGCAGGATTTGTTAGTAAATGGTCTATTTCGCCTGACCACAACCAATTGATTCACAAGATCAAAAATATTATTGACCCACTAATTACTGATGTTAATGCAATATGGTCAGCAACAGTTAATCGAAATTCAGAACCAGTTCTTGGTGTCAATTGGAATCAAGAATTTGGAAAACGATGGGCAATGGACAGCCAGTGGATCGAATCGATTTCACGGATACTCGACTTTATTCGAGAGTCTTTGAAAAGTCCAGATTTAATCTGGATTTTCAATGATTATGGTGGAAAACAATTAAGACAAAAACTAGAAAATAGTGTAAATCATTTTGAAGCTATCAAAAACATTTTTGCACCAAGAAAAGACTATCAAGAACTTTTAAATTTATTGTCAAATCAAGTATCATTTAATACACCGGCTTCTGAAATAAATACACCAGAACAAGCACAACGTATTATACAAAATTTAGAAATGAAAAATAATATCGATTTACATTCTGCGATATTATCTGAAAATGAGATACTGATAAATGGTTCGTATTACGCATTCGACTATCATAAGTATCAAGATTTGCATGATAAATTATTTGCAGTCAAACCAGGGTGATCAGGAAAATAACATATGCCAGCTAAAAAAACCAATGTATTGAAGCCAGGTGATAGATCACCAATTAATATTGATATGCTAAATATCGATCCTGCTTTATTAAGCAAAGCTGCTGAATTAAAAGCTAGAATAGCTGAAATATATAAAGAATTGAATCGACTTGAAAAAGAAAAAAACAAACAAGTAAAGCAATCTGAAAAAACTCAGCAAGAAATCAATAAAGCGTCATTTTCTAATTATGCTAAAATAATACAAAAGGACTGTTCAGAGTATATACAAGCAGTTGCTGCTGCTAAAAAAGTTTTATTCAGAGGTATAGATCCAGGTTGGAATCGTCCTTTGGCAGCATATGTGGGTCGAAGTCATAAGAAAAGAGAAACCAAAGATACAGGGTCAGAAATACAGACAGGCGTTGATAAAATATTAGCAAGCAAAGGATTTACTGCTCTCAGACACAACAGTATATTCACTTCAAGTGATTTAAACACAGCGTCGGGCTACGGAATACCATTCATAATATTTCCAAAAAATGGCTTTAGTTTTACGTGGAGTCCTAAGATTGCCGATTTTTATCAAGAAATGGTACAGGACGAAGAAATTTATGATTGGTCAGAATTTGTTAATATACATGGTGCTAGCACTTTAGACTATACAATTTTAAATATGTTTCCACGTGTAGGCTATTATCTTGGAATATTTGAAGTTAGTCTTGAAAAGCATCCAAAACTCAAGAGTTTATACCTTTCTATTAAAAATCTCAATGAAAACATCGACGAGATGCTCGGGGACATCGACTATGATTATCCTGTCATCAACGGAGCAGATATAAATCGTTATATTTCTCAGGTGATGGAAATTATTCGAGCATTGGAAACGGAACCTAAAATCCAGGATATTCTAAAAAGTAAACCTGAATTAGCAAAAGATTTTAAAAAAATGAAGAGTGAAGTTGGTGAGTTTACAGCTGAATGGCAGAAAAATAAAAATTTAAACAGATCTGACATTATATTTCAGAAACTCGGATACACTAACCAAAATCTCGTGGCTGCATTAAAATCAGATCATGAAGTCATGATCAATGGCGAATATTATGCATTGGAATATAGTATATACAAAAATATACTAAAATACTTTAAATAAAATCTTGGAACAATAACAAATGCCACCGAAAAAAACCAATGTATTAAAACCAGGCAGTAAATCACCCTTTGAGGTAGATACATCAAACTTGGATCCAGAATTATTAGCTAGGGCAAACACAATAAAGGCTAAGATAGCTGAAATTGAAGCTCAGATAGCCAGTCTTCGAGCAGAAGAAAAAAAATCAAAAACAGCTTCCCAAAAAGCTGAAAAAAAGATTGGTGCTCCGTCAATGGTTCGCTATGTTGAATTAATACAAAAAGACTGTTCAGAATATGCACAAGCAGTTATAGCAACTGGCAAAGTATTATATCGTGGCAGCGGCAATACAAGCATGCCAGCGTATGTTGCTCGCAGTCGTAGCAACCGGTCACCAGATAATACACCGTTATCTATCCAGAAAGGTTTTGACAAGTTATTGTCAAGTCAGGGCTTTACTGCTCTTAGAAAAAACAGTATATTCACTACGAGTAGACAACTACAGGCTGCACGTTACGGAGAACCATACATAATATTTCCAAAAAACGGCTTTAGTTTTACATGGAGTCCAGAAGTACCAGATTTTTATCGTGGGTTGATAGAGGAACATGAAATACCCACATGGTCTGAATTTGTAAGCCATTATAGCCAAGATACTTCTTCGATTTATGTAGATCTAGAGATTCTAAGTGACACTCTTAATTCTATAATCTATGCTCTTCAAGGGATTAGATTTGAATTTCCTATACACCAGAAACAAACTGAAAAAATCGAGGATGAGATTTACAATCTACAAGAACTGCTAGAGGAAGACCACGAAATCTCACCATATCCAAGTGTAGCGATTAAACAAGCAAATAATTATATTAAACGTTTGACAAAAATTATTCAGGGGATAGAAATTTCTCCTGAAATCAAATCTATTTTTTATAAAGATAAAGATGCTAAAGATTATCTAAACAGTATAAAGAACTATCAGAATACATTACAGAAAATAAGCAAAGAATTAAAAATTCCAGAATTAGCTGACACTGCAGTACTTCGCAATCTTGCATATACTAACCAAAATCTTGAAGCAGCATTAAAATCAGACAACGAAGTCATGATCAATGGCGAGTATTATGCGTTCAAATATGATTTATACTATGACATACTAAAATACCTCCGACAGGATAATAGAAAAAAACCAATGTCTGAAAAGAAATCTAATAAGTAGCTGAGTATGTCAATCATCAAAGCCGGAATAATCCCTTGCATCAAAAAAGACAAACAACTGTTCATGTTATTCATGAAACCCAGTGACCCTAAGTTTGGCGGTCCTGATTATCAAATTGCCAAAGGTCACATAGACAAAGATGAATCACCACTGCAAGCAGCAATTCGTGAAGGGTACGAAGAACTAGGCTTGAAACCTACCAACATAGACCATGTGTGGCCTGTGGGGATTGTGAAAAATACCAAGGTCTATGCATGTGAGGTTTACAGTATGAAAGACTTTGACCAGCCCGATTATGAAACTGGCAGCACACGATGGATGACACCAAATGAGTTTTTAGAAACTGGTCGTCACATGCATCGAGGCATCGTCAGAGCAGCAGCCAGAAAATTAAAATTGTTAGAATCGTTTCCTGAACTGCGCACTGTTATTTGGTGATTTGGTGGGCCTTGCCAGACTTGCACTGACAGCCAAATGATTATGAGTCATCTGCTCTACTATTGAGCTAAAGGCCCGAGATTTGGTGCTCCGTGATGGATTTGAACCACCGACAACCGGAATATAAGTCCGACGTTCTGACCACTGAACTAACGGAGCGTTGTTTAACTGATGTTGTGCATTATACAG